TCGTATGGTATTTGTTGGAGCACTTCTGGTATTTGATGGCTTAGAATAATTGGAGTTATTTGAAGGCCTGCTGTAGTTATTGTTAGATGGGCGAGAGCTGTTCCAATTGTAGTTTGGTTTTGTGTTTGTGCTTGGCTTAACTAAAATAGGGCGAGAGCTGGAATTGCTTGGCTTGCTATTACTATTATTGCTACTGTTGGTCCATCGGATTATTACCGGTTTGTTGTTGACAACTCGTGGCTTTGAGGGTCTACTATTGATTTCGTTGCTAATGACGCTGCCGTTGTTATTTGGTAAATATGTGCGACTATCAGATGTGCTGCCATCTAAAACTGAGAGGGATCTAGATCTATTAGAATTAGAATAAACAAAGCGGTTTCTATTTGAGTACCTGCCACCATATACATTTCCTAGATAACTAGTTCTTGGTCCATATACATAGGAGTATTGCCACGGATTATTCCACTGCATCCAATACCATTGACTTGAGCCCCAATTACCATACCAAGGATACTGGTTCCAGCCATTCCAATAACTATAACCGGAGTTGTATCCCCATTGCCAGTTTAACCAATAATCATGTGGACTTTGCCATCCCCATCTCCATAGTCTATTATAGTGGTATTGTGTAAAGAAGAAGCTGTAGTTTTGTTGTTGTAGAAAGAAGTAATAATCATTAGCAAATTGAAAATCTGTTCTTAACTTCCATCGCAATTGACTTACTGTGTTTATCTCTTCAATTGTCGTGTTTTCAGATCTTAAAGTATCTACATAGCCTGCTGTATTGTATGCTTGGTATTGCCATTGGACACCACAGCTATTAACTGAGAAAAATAAGACTATTATGCAGATTAGTTTAAGTAGGTTTTTCATAGGAAGTTTAGGTTGATTTAAATTATATATTTAAGACAAAAAAGGGACCACCGCTATGATGGTCCCGTGGGGGCTTGGATTCAATCAAGGTAAACGGAAATAAACCTTGAGGCCTTTGCCCGGATATTATGCCTGACCCATCATCCTTGCAGATTCAGTTTCAGTTAGTAGTTGACGATTAGCAAAAGGATCGAATTGAAGTAATGCTTCAGTATCGTAACTCTTTTTCATTAGAAGGTTACCTGCTGTTACCATTAGATTACCTGTTTTATGATCGTCGATATTGTATTTGTTATCGTTAGATGCAAAGTTTGTCATACCATTTACAACTTCCCATACTGACATTCCTGATTTAGCATTTTGTAGTTGTTTTGTAGTAAAGGTAGATGGCTCAGCTCCAAGGTCAGAATAAGCTTTCATTGCTCGGTTAATTGGAATGTACCTTTGAGCATAATCAAAATCAACTTTCTTATCTGTTGAAAGAATAGCCGACATTGCCTTTTGTACTTCAGCAAGACTTGCATCAGTTTGATTAGCAGATTTAATCTTGTCAGCCAATCCTATTGGTTGAAAACCTGTAGCTGCCATTGAGATCATATGCTCATTAAACTCATTGATTGATTTATCATTCAATTGGTGCAATCCATAAGTTTCAGAGAATGCCGTTGAAGTCATACCATTTGAACAAACCAATCGGTTAAGATAAGGTGATACTTCCAATCCTCGGATAGGTGTATTTCTGAATGTTACACCAGTTGAGAAAACCTCATCGGACATTCCAGGTACAGTAAAGATACCGTTCTGAGATACACAGTTGATTGTAGCTCCACCATTAGGATCTGAACCCATATCGGTTACACTTAGATCATATTGGTCAATATAACGCTCAGCAAAATTGATAAAGTTTTCATTTGATACCGATGCATATCCACCAGGCAAAATGTTTGTTACCTTCTTTGCTCTAGGATCAACCAACAGAGTAATAGTTTGGTCATTCTTTGATGATTTCATAGTTTTCATCATTGTTACCAATTGTTTCAATCCATCATTTCCGAAACCTTCAGCAAACCTTTTAGCAAATGCTTTAGGGATACGAAGACGGCCAAGCAATTTACCAAATGCATGTTGGCTCAGTTCAATTTTAACTCCGTCAATCTCAATATGAGTATTGTCAATTACATTGAATTCTGAGAGGCTGATTTCTTTTCTCATTACCTCGTTAGAGATAGCTTCTTGCTTTTTACTTTCGAAGGCAGCGGTTCCTAATGTTGTTAAATTTTTCATAAATTCCGTTTTAGTTTGTTTTAATTATTATAGTATAAATATAATCTATTTAATTGAGTTTTGAACTATAAATTCTTGTTTTTTTTCTAAAGTTATTAACAATTTATTTATCCGATTCTTCTTTAGATTCTAATCCAAAGAGTGCATCGAATTGCATTCCTGATTTCTTAATCTTTTCTTTTTCAGCTTTCTTTAATTGCTTAAGGCTTTCAGATTTTTTGAACCTTTCAGTATCATATGTTACATCTCCACTAGCAGAAAGATCAAAGTACATTTGTTTTCCTACATGACCTCTACGGTTTTTACTAAAGGTTACATACCTTTCCTCTTGGTCTCTTTCATCCACGAACCTAATCTCCATCATACCAGTTGTCATATGCTTCAGTTTGTTAGAACCGACGAATGTACCACCTTTGTTAACTTGTTGGATATTAAGGAATGCAGTAAAGTGTTTTCCTTTGTTATCTCCAAGGTTATGTTTGTACATTAAATCTAGGAGGTACTTTTCAGAACTGTTTCTGGTCATTCTCCCAGCTTCTCTAATAGTTTCTTGCAACTCAATAAATGAGTCAGTCAGTACAATATCATATCCTTCATTAAGGATTTCTTCTAGTACTGCTTTTGGATCTTCATCATCGGCAATTTCTTGTGGAAAGAAAATATCCAATTCTCCGAACTTAGGATACCTTTTAACATAAAGGTAAAGATCCACCTGGTTCATCTCAGCTGAAATGAACAATACTTTTGAACCGCTTGCTTTTGCATTTGCGATAATATCCAGTGTTACAGTAGATTTACCAACACCAGGATCTCCAACTACCATCCAGTTAGTTGCTTTAGGAATACCTCCATCAATACTGAACAATCCGTCCAGTGGAGTATTTGTCTTGTGAGCTTCAAACAATCCCTTTTCATATTTTACATTTGAGATTTGAGTAAGCCTTGATTTGATTTTTTGTACTTTTGCCATGTTTTCCGTTTTTAGGTTTAGTATTAATTAATTATAGTATAAATATAACACAATTTATTGGGAATTGAACTATAAATTCTTGTTTTTTTCAAAAAGTTATTAACAATATGAATTAATTTTTTCCATTTCTTCTTTCCAATACTTTGCAACATTTTTAGAAAATTGTTCTTGTGGATGATTAAATGCATACCAAAGATCTTGTATGTTAATCGGACCACATCCTCCTATTTCATTATCTATCCACTTACAGAAGTCAAATAAGAGTGGAGCTTCATTGATGTAAAAAGATTCTTGAAACATATTAGCTGCATCTACAGCTGAACCTGTCGTTTTCATTCCATTTAATAGTTGAGAAACTCTAACTTCACATAAAGGTTCATTTGCAAAGTAAGTTTCTGATAGAGGTTTAAAGTTATTTGTCATTTTTTCCGTTTTTTAAATTATATTTAAATATAATACTATTTGTTGGGTTTTGTACTATACTTTGGCAGTTATTTTAGAAAGTTATTAACAATTTTAACAATTTTTAACAGTTCTCTCTAATATACTGTGCTGCCTTATATAATTCATCAACAGATGTTGTGATATGATCTTTGATTTGAGGATTGATTTTAGCAACCGGGTGTTGTTGTAGGATTCCTTCTATGATTAGAGATACTGCTTCTAATCTATCTTGAAAGAATTCGTATTGCTCAGGTTTTAATTTTATCTTACCCATTAGATAACGGTGCTTTAATTGTAGGATGGCTTTCATAACCATGTAATTTATAATTGAAGTCACCGTTTAGTAAATCTACTTTACTTACTTCTAATTCTGGTAAACAATAAGGTTCTCTTGTTAGTTGTTCTTTTGCCTGATCTAAATGATTAAGGTATAAATGTGTATCTCCTAAGTTACCTATTAATTGGTCAGGTACCATATTTACCTCATCTGCAATCAATTTAAGTAAAAGAGCATAACTTGCAATATTGAATGGTAATCCTAAAAATACATCAACAGATCTTTGATTCCACATTAATGAGATTTTTCTTTTAGGTACATCATCTTTATCTAAAAAGTCATGATCTAGGTTTTTTGCATAATGTATGCTTTTACCTAACCTGTCACAAAATTCTTGTTGTCTTTCTTCTAAAGTTAATTCTGTTGTATAAATTTGAAAACCATAATGGCAAGGTGGAAGTTTCATATAAATTAAATCAGAAGCATTCCAAGCATTTACCATTAACCTTCTACTATCTGGGTTTTCTTTAATATTTCTGATGAGCTCTGCTATTTGATCTACGCCAGGTTTTTCTTCTCCCATTCTTTTAAGTCCGCCAAAGTCTCTCCACTGCTTTCCGTATATAAATCCTAAGTTACCCCAAACTTGTGCAAAATCATCATCTTCTAATATTTGTTTCTCAAAATCTTTAACACCAAGATAGTCATCATCTAACTCCCAGTGATGAGTTCTTTCATAAACACTATAAGCATCTCCAGTCCATATATGGCAATTATTCTCTAACAGCCATCTGATATTTGTATCACCTTTAAGCATCCATCTCAACTCAGTTATCATTGACTTATAGGCAACCTTCTTTGTAGTTAATAAAGGAAAGCCTTGAGTCATATCATGTCTTAAAGTATATCCAAATATTGATTTTGTACCAGTTCCAGTTCTATCTTCCTTTTCTTTTCCGTAACTTAAGATCGTCTGTAAAAGATCTTTATACTGTTCATCTATTGTATAATCCTTTTCTATCATTGTATGTATGCTGTTAGGTATTGTGAAATAAAGTAAGCTACCTTATAACCTACATATCCTCCAAATGCAGTAGGAATAGGAAATAAGATAAACTTTGCTAATGATGTTACATATTTCGGTCGGTTAATAACTTTACTAATATAAAAGTAATGTATTAGATATCCTGATAACACCGCTATGTCAATTCTTAATGCGATAAACGGAACTATAATAGCTCCACTTAAACCAAAAAAGAAATTTTCTATAATTGCAGTCCTTACTTCTTTTGGGTCTGCTTCTTTATATTCTTGTCGTATTGACTTTCTTTCCTTACTCATCATCTGGTTCATTACAAGGCTTTTCTATATCTGGCCAAACATCTTCTTCTTTTAAATCAAAGTCGTCAGGCATTAAAGGTGCATGGTATAATTCATAAGCTAACCATAACCAGCCTAATACAAAAAGTACAATTACTATAATCCAACCTGTACTCATTTACTTACTTATTTTTCCTGTTGCAAAATTCCACAATAAACTTACTAAGGTATTTGCTTTATATTTATTTCCTTTATAGTTCAATAAGAACTTTTTCATTTCTCTTTTTCTTTTCATTTTTATTTTTTTAGTTTCATTAACTCTGCACATTCTTCATAGGCTTCTTGTTCCTCAAAATGTGCAATCATTGCATCTATGTCATCATTATCAGGTTCCTCAGTAGGTGGTATAAAAAACACTGGCATAGTTGAAAGATCATCAGAAGGTAAATCTGCTTCTTCTCTTCTTGCTTCTAAATATTCAACTAGTTCTTCCATTGTGAACCAACCTGTTAACACTTGATAAGAATTATAAATTGCTTGGTCTATCCAATTATCCATTACTTTAATTTTTTGACTTCTTCTTTTAAAAAGTCGGTTAAGGTTTTGTATTTTTTATCAAAACCACTTTCTTTTAATTTTGTAGAATCTAATGCATACCTTCTATCATGGCCTAATCTATCTTCAACAAATTTATATTTAACAGAAGTTCCTAATTCATTAGCAACCTTTTCTAACAGTTTTACATTGGTATATCTTTCACCTGTACCAATATTAAAGATTTCATTTATCTTATCTGATAGCATTAAGTTATAAATTTGCTCTGCATTATCATTTACATCTATCCATTCTCTCATTTGTTCACCGTCACCGTAAACAGGAACTTCTTTACCTTCTTTTATTGATCTTATGATTGTAGGTAAAAACTTTTCTTTATGTTGATGAGATCCATAATTATTACAAGTCCTAGTAATTATAAAAGGTAATCCAAATGTTCTATTGGCAGCCAAGACCAATAAATCAGATGAAGCCTTGGTTGCGGAATAATAAGAAGATCCTAAAAGTTTATCTGTTTCAATTGATTCACCTTTAAGTTTATCTCCATAAACTTCATCAGTAGAAATATGAATAAATTTCTTTAATGTTTTACTTTTTCTTGCTAATTCTAAAAGATTAAATGTACCTTCTACATTTGTTCGGATAAAAGGTTTTCCATCTTTGATAGAATTATCAACATGGCTCTCAGCAGCAAAATGAACTATATAATCGTAATCACCTAATTCATTAGCAGTTACATCACAGATATCTCTATGAAGAAAATCTACATTAGGTACATTAACATTGCTTGCATCTGCTGCATAAGTTAACTTATCAACAACCAATATTTCAGTATCTTCATCTGGGTGTAATGATCTTACATAATTTACAAATGATGATCCTATAAAACCAAACCCACCTGTTACTACTATTCTCATTCCTCTAAACTTTTAATGTATTCCCATCTTTCACGTTCATCCCTTATCTCATCGTCCTTTGTATAGATATGTAAAGTATCATTAATAATTTCCCAATGTAAAATATAATCAACAGAATCTAATACATCTAAATTTTGACAAGGTATATCTGAATCTCTTTCCTCTATAGGTATAGGTTCTTTTTCTTCAACTGCACTTAAGCATGCAACTCCAAAAATTAAAAATAAAATTCCGCAACTAATTAATTTCAACTGTGTCTTAATCATCTTTATCTTTTTTTAATACATCAGGATTTTGTTTAACAGTTTGCCTAGTTATCATATTCTTAATCCTAGTCATAGACCAACCGTGACTTCTTGTGGTGTATATAACTTTAATACCTAAATGATCTCCAGTAAATCTTTCTCCTATATAATCATCTCCTAAAATTCTAATATCAGGTTTTACAAACTCAATAAGCTTAAGTAAGTCTTCTTCAGTGTTATAGGTATATACTTCATCTACAGCTTCTAATGCCATAAGAGTTTTATATCTTTCATACAAAGGAACTACAGGTTTATATTTTTGATCTCTTTCTTCTGCTGGGTTGGAATGCAAAAATATAACAAAACGATCACAGTGCTGTTTAGCAGTCTCAAATGTGTAAATATACCCAGGGTGGATTAAATCAAAATTTCCTGCGGTAAAACCTACTATTTCTTTTGTTTGGTCCATAATAAATCAATTTATTATTATATGCAAGAAATGTATTTTGTTTTATCTAAAAATAAGTATAGTGTATGGTCAGCATGTGTATTTTTGCAACATACAAGGATACTAGAGATGTGCTAGCATCATTAGTTATATCTTATGTATGTATATATGTAATTAGATTATCTCCCACTAGAAGTGAGATATCTCTTAAAGTGCTTTTTCAATTGCTTTTTTGACTGCTGATGAAAATGCAGTTTTACTGAAAGCTAATTTATCATTATTAAGATCTATGAAAGTTGCCTCAACTGTTGATTTAGCTTTTCCTTCTACTGCAATTTCTTTGCCATCCATATAGATTAGTAACTTCACGATAGTTTTTTTACTAACTTTAGTCCATGGGCCTAATTCAATTCCAGTTGTTGGAGCTTCGATTGATTTCACAACTATTATTACAGGTTTGCCATCCATACATAATTCATATTTGTCTGAAATAATATCTTCAACCATTTGCTTAATTCCGAAAACAATACGGTTCTTACTCATTTCTTCCATCTCTATTTGGGTACCTACTCTAGCCACAGTATAACATTCCTGTGAAAAAGAAAGCATAGGTAAAAACATTAATGCTATAATTAAATTCTTCATATTAAAATCTTATTTTGCCACCAGTTAAAATTTGATAGTTTAAAGCATTACCGTTAGAATGCCAAACACCAGTAAAACTGATATTATATTTAAAAGTTTTTGTTATCTTAATATCCCATGAACTAAATGGAACTATCAAAACACCAGGATCCCACCACTTACCTTCATAAAATTGAGTGAACGGTGAATAAACACCTAGTATTAATGTTGAGGTAGTAACCCTTGGACTGATTCTAAAATTTCTATGAGCACCAGCCACAGCTGATAAGTTTTGCAAATTTCTTTTTCCTAATTTACCAAATGTAAAGTTAGCTCCAGCCATACCTGTAACTTTACCCCACTTCCATGATTCCAAAGCTGTTGTAGTATTAAAATGATTTTGGTCAAAATCAGTCATCGTTGTATTGGCTCCTACTAAGTTAAAAGTTTTGTTAGGATTAATCCAAGATTTGTAAAATGTTAAACTAAAATCATGAGTAACAGATGTGTATGTAAAAAGAGCACCTTGAATTCTATTTTGTTCTGCATTTGCTTGTGTAATAGAACCTACTACCTTTAACTGTTGGCCATTTGAATTATCTCTATTGTCAATAACTATAATATCACCTGATGCAATTAATGATCCTCTATTTTTATTATCTTCATCACCACCATCCAATACATTTGAAATGGAATTAGCTAATGATAAGTTTACACCACCTTCATTTTCCTCTTCTTCAGTTCCATCTACGTTACCAGAACCAGAAGCAGATCCTTCTCCACTACCACCTTCTCCACTATTACTTTCATTTGTATTGCTTGATGTGCTGTTTTGATTTTCAGAACTGGTATTACTATTTTGATTTTTAGATGAACCTTTCTTTTTCTTTTCTTCTTCTTCGCCTGCTGCATTATCTATAGCTTCTGCAACTGGAACTGCTGATGCTGATATTGCTTTAGGTAACATCTCTCCACCTAATATTGACATAACATTTGTAACAACTAGGATAGTATTCTGAATAGCAATAGTATTTGAAGTATTCATAATCACTTGTGTTACGCTTTCACAAGGTGAGGAACTATTAGCTTGTGTAACTAAATTCATCCATGAATCAAATGTACCGTTTGTAAAATCGGTCTGTGTAAATGTTTGAACATTTCCAAAATAATTTAAAGCAATAGAATTACTAGAACCCATTTGGATTGTTTGCTGATTTAAAGTACAAGGATCTGTAAATGTATAAGACCATTGGCCAAAAGTAGCAAACGGTAAACACAATAATAGAATTAAAATTTTATTCTTCAAATATTCCACGCTTAATCATTCTTTTTATGATACGAGCTGATGCAGTTTCCAAAGCCTTCTTGGTTGCAATACCGATTGTTGATTTATTAAACTTAACTTCATTATCTTCACCAATCTGACTTCTTTTAATTGTAACTGCTTCACCGCTTCCGCTTCCTGTAAAGATTGTTCCTGTTTCAGCATTAACAAATCTTACTTGCATACCAATAATAGTTTTAAGAACTGTCTTTACACCATTAGTTGTAACTTCTTCTTCCTCTGATACAGAATAATCATATATTTCTACATAAACAAAATATTCTGCCAATACAACATTACCTACAACTTTAATATCATTTGAAGATATACCTTTAGCAGCGGCTTTATGTTGTTTTACCATCCTTTGTTTGATTTCTTCTTTATCTTCAGTAAATAAAAATCTATCAGTCCATTCCAAATAAGATAAAGTAATGTTACTTACACCAAGTCCTACTCGGTTTTCTCTTAACTCTGGATAGAACTCATATAATTCTGGAGTAAAGCCAATATTTAAAACTTGAATAGGTAATTGATAATCCAACATATAATCTGATACCTCATCTATGTCTGATTTTTGTTCAAAGCCAGCCTTATAGTCTTCAGTTTCAGTTTTTCCTATTTGAGCATTAGCTGTAAGATTAAATAAAAGCAATGCAATTAAAAATATTCTTACCATGATATCTCTTCTTCTTTTTTATCTTCCTTAGGAGGTATAACTATTGTTTTGGTTATTACCAAAGTATCCTTTACATTATTTGGGGTATTGATTCTTTGCTCCATGACAGGTGGATTTACTTTTTCTTCTTTAGGTTTAAATATAGATTGCATATTGGCTATCAATAAACCAAAAGCTGCTGTTATAACTAAACCTACCCCAGTTACTATTTGATTCTTAATTTCTGAAAAGAACCCTCCCTTTTTATCTTTCATCTTATTTCTTTATTATTTTGAATGTTTTTACGTACACACCATTTGTTATTTGTAATAAATAAATTCCTTGTGCTAAATCAGATAAATCTGTTTGGAATGAAACATATCCACTAAAGAATTTTTTCTTAAAGCTTTTGTATATCACTCCATTATAATTGATTACTCTAATTTCATAATCACCGTTGTCAGGTACTGTTAAATCAAATGTTAACAAACCTTGTGTTGGAACTGGATAAACCAATCCATAAATTCCATCCATAGGTTTGGTTTCAAATGGTGCCATTCTTTTATTAACATACCCATCAGTATTTTCAACTTCAATATCCCAACCTAATTCTGTTCCTGCTGTTTTTCTACCAATCGTAATAGGTATAGTATCCCAATCTTGGCTAATGACTCTAAATCTTAAAGTGAATAACTCGGTAGTATTACTTATGGTATAGGTACCAAAAGATGCATCATAACCACCCCACCTAACAGTTTCACCTTCCCAGTCCATAGTATAGGTTAACCATTCTTGTGCTTTAGCTGTAACACTTATTGATACAAATTCTAAAAAATTAGTATCATAATTTAAAGCAAACTCTAAACTACCAACATCCTCACCTGCTGTTTCAATTTCTACAGGTAAGTTAATGAATTCACTAACGGGCACTTCAATCTCAGGTACATTAAATACGACCTGAGACTGAGCGCTTGCTGTTAGTAATAACAGTAATGTTAATAGTATAGTCCTCATATTAATTCAAACCAGTACTGTTGGCATCACCTAAAATAATTAGGTAAAAGTTACCTGACGTTGTACCATTTATTTGAGGAGATAAAAATTCTGACTGACCTGGTATTGTACCTGATTGATCTGTGTTAGCAGCATCAATAGTCATGTACTGTGCTTCAGTAAAGAACAATACATCTGGGTTAGCAGGATAATTTGAATTACCTTGAGCTAACCTAGCAAATACTAAGTATGAATCAGAAGCAGTTATCCCGTTAGCTTGATTTGGGTTTGCTGAATAGAACTGAACACCTGATGCAGATTGAACACCTGCAGCAATTTGTGCAATCATATTAGCATCTGCTGTGGATAATGCTGTACTAGCATCTAAACCACTTTCAATCTTTAATCTGATTTGCCAATAACCTTGATCAATAAATTCTGAGAATACAGCTGTTCCATCAACAGCAGTTGTTACTGTTGCCACATCACTCCAAGTTGAACCATCCGATGATTTTTGTAAAATAACTGGAATAGATTCTGCTGGATTAGTAGCACTGTTTAAAATAGTAGCTGTATAATCAAATGTAGGTTCAACAAAGTTACCTCCATTATCTTGTGTACCTAAAGTACCATCGGTTCCATCCGACTTTGCATAATATGCAGTTAAGTCAGTTGTAAAATCTAAACCTGCAACTGTACCATTAGCATAGCCTGATTGAAAAGGTAAGTCAACCGAGAACATATTACCTGCAATAATATCAAAAGTTGTTGATGCTCCATCATAAACCCATAAAACTTTAACAATTCCGTTTGTTGTATCTACATCTGTAGCCATATAACCTACAGGTCCTGATGTAGAATTATATGTAACAGTTGGAGAATCAAAAACAGTATTATCATAACTAAATGAGAATTGAATACCCTTTACCACATTACCTGAGGTATTGTCGTAATAAACATCTACACTAGTGTTAGTGCTCGATGTTACAGCTTCTAAAGAATACGTTGAATCTAAAATAACCCATGGCTTGGTAGCATCAGGAGCTGTTGTTTGCCCAAAAGCAAATACCGAGCCCATTACCAAAAGTAAGGTTAAAAGAATGTTTTTCGTTTTCATTTGTTTTTAATTTTTTTTAGTTTTTATGTCCCGCCCCTATGACATAAAAGGTTGTTTGGTTTTCGTTGAGTAAATCAAAGAGCGACCATTGTCCGTATCCTGGGATAATTGTTTTATCATCGGTATCTATTTTAACAGCATCCCAAATATAAGGCTGTTGAAAATAGTTTGTGTTCCATAGTGTCTGTCCAGATCCAGGATAATTTGTAATGTTACCTTGTCTCATCTGATGCATTAAGAAAATATCAGACACTGAGAATTCCCCAGAGTTGTTAACATCCATCCTCCAATAATCTTTAGAACTAACAGGTCCTGTTAAAATCCTATCCGTAAACCAAACAATGTCTGTGGTTTCTGGAAGATCTAAATCTGGATAAATGTTTATTGTATAATCATAATCATTATAGTTTATGTTTGTGTCAAATTGGTAATATCCAATTGAATCGGTTAATGTAGAATCTGCTTCGGTGTAATTAAATCCAGTTTGACCTTTAGGTTGTATTAATAATTTGACAGGTACACCAGCTAAACCTTGTTCTTCTGCACCTTTTACATAACCATCAGCTGAAATAGAATCCGCCGCTCCAACAATATCAGTTTTAAAGTCAACGGTATTTCCATAAGAATAATTTCCACATAAAGTAGGAGATGATGAATACACCATAATAAATCTCATGTAAACCTCTCCATTGTAAACAGAGTCCGGTACTATAAATGTATTCGTAAAATTTTGTACACCATTCACAACCGATGAAGAAGAGTGTACTAATTCACCGGCATCAGTTAAATCACCATTCCCATTAAAATCAATCCATAACTTAAAGAATTGATTATAACTTCCAGTTGTTTGAATCTGATAATCCAACTGAATTGTATCATTAGCTGTTATTGTTGGTACCGGTGTGCTTGTATGATCCACATAACCAGGACCACTCCAACCAGTATTTACTGTATAGCTTTGTCCATTTATAGTTATTGAATTTACACGCTCGTAACCAAAATTGGTTGAGGTTGATGGACATAGTGGTGATTGTCCTACTGCATCAAAACTAAATATGAAAAATAGAATAAGTAATTTAATGTATCTCATGTATTATATATCTTAAAAAGGACTTCAAGATGTATAATATAGTGGAGATTAGTTAAAAAGCAATTTTGTTATGGTGCCATCATTATATTTGATTAAATATAATTCTCCAGGTTCTAATCCAATTATATCTTTTTGAATATATCTACCTAGAAGATCAAATACACCTATCACTTCATTGTTAACATTTACTAATTCAGTAACATTAACTACATCATAACAGTTATCCCACACAGGATTAAATCCTATATAGTTGTTTCCATTATTCATATCTAAGTTAATAGAATTATTAGGACCTACAACAGAAACAGTAGCCATACAAGTTTCTTGGTAATAAGTAAATGCATTATCGAAACAACTGAAAGGATCAGTCCAATCAGAGAATGAATATGTGATAGTATCATTTAATCCTAGAGGAGGATAAAAATTAGTAGAATTAGATGGAATGATACAAGTAGTACCACCATAACTTAATCCTAATTGCACGGCATATACGGAATCAGGATAAGGTACCCACGAAGGTGTTGATGAATTGGAACAAACATTATCAGTTAAAGTTAATGTTATAGTTTGGTCATCCCAATCCATATTAAGCATTTCTAAATCGCACTGCTGTGCAAATATGCCTGTAACTAGAAAAAGGCCATAAAAGGCTGATAAGAATTTCTTCATTGTGTAATAAATTATTTTGGAGTTTGAGCTCAACGTTATGAGCTGAAAGAACTGTGAATTATATATTAGATTCCTAGTGCAAAAACTACAATCATAATTAAGATATAAATTGCTGGTGTAATGTCGAGTTTAGTTTTAGTTTCCATATATTATTTATAGAGAAAAATACCTAAAGTTTCATCTTTACATATTAATTAATTGTAAATTTAATGTTAACTTCGTGTAAACAAAAAAGCCGGCATAAGCCAGCTTTTCTTTATCTATCAGGATACCAATTATCCCAGTCATCAACAGGATATTCTTTAGGCTGCTTTAGCCAATTCCTTATCCAATTTTTTAATTTGTTTAGCATCTTTCTCTTTAATTTTACTTAAGAGCCTTTTTGTTTCGTCATCAGCTATTTTAATAGTTGCATCATTAGCTTTCATCCTAACTTCTAGTTTTATCTTATTTACATATTTTTGTAAAGTACTATTTTCTTGACCAATAGCATCCATTCTTTCAATAAAGATTTCTTCTTTGCCTTTTAATGCTTTTAGTTTAGCTGAATCTGCATCACGAGCCATTTGTATACGATCTGATGCTTTATAATTAGGATCTTTAGATTTTAATTCTGCCTCTAATCTATCAATATTATTTTCTTCAATTTCTTCTTTCTGAATAGCCAACTTAACTTTAAAAAGTTCATCACCTAATTTTCTTAATGCTCTTTTCTTTCCTGGGTTTACAAATATTCCTTTAATAAATGAAAAGATACCTTCATTTAACATTTCATCAAGATCCATCATACTTACGTCACCTTCTAAGATGTCATAGGTTTCTTTGATCAATTCTTGATTACTAAATTCGTTATATGAATGTATCTTACTCATTATTAATATTTATTTTAAACCTGGCCCGTAAGCATCTTTATTATCTAATGGATTTTTACCATTCATTTCTGCTACTGTTTTATAAACAAAGTTTTTATAAGAAGTACTAAAACCTCCTGGCAAACCTTTTTTATATGCTCCTTTTGTTCCTAAGTCTTGTTTAGTCCAAGTACCAATATAAGGTACAAAAGGTCCTGTTTGTTTATAAGAATCATTTTTTTCTGCATGAGGTCCATCTGCATATAACCAATTACCTTGATCATCATATGCATAAAAATATAAACCTTCATCTAAAATAGCAACACCAAATGTTGCATAAGTAGTTGCATTAGGAAAACCGGCAGTGTATACTTTATCCCATGTTGATTCTTGTTTGTTATATCCATCAGTTCCTGATAAATCAGTGTTCCAACTCATATGTGATGCAGGGTCTGAAGGATTACCATTAGGTAAGTTTGCCTGTGGTCCTGTAGGTTTCCATTTAGTTTCCATTATATCAATTTCTCTACCATATTGACCATACTCATTGTTTCCACCTTTTGGGCTATCATCCAAATAAAATTGGTTATCCCAATATTGATTAACTCTTTCTGCTAAATAAAATGTTTCACAAAATAAGCTGTCAGGTGATGAAGTTCCACCATTTGAACCAATCTTAATATCTATTTGCCACACACCATTCATAGCAACACCATAAGCATTGTCATCAGTAGTATATTGAGCGTCTACTACATTTACAGGGTAAGCTCTACTTCCGTAATTATATCCAAACGTCGGATCACCTGTTTCTTGAGTACCTTGTATAGTAGAGGTACCATCTGAGGTCCATCTTCCTTTATCTTCAAAATTATAATCTGAAGTCCAAACAGAACCAGGAACTTTACCTGTTTGTCCGCTTGTCCAATCAATTAATCCTTCAGTGTATGGAGCAGTTTTATTAATAAAAGATACTTTATAATAATGTACAGGAGTTGTAGCTGGAGCTATTGTAGTATCCTTTACATATTCAAAAGTTAAACAAGTTTTACATTTAGAATTTGCTTGCGGAACTGGTTTACCACCATCTATCTCTATCGTTTCATTAAAAAGATAACCTTCTGTACCACCAGCTTTACTATAACCATTTATAGATAGCCAATTTTGATCTCCGGTAGAAACATACCCATAAACCTTCCCAGCTTCTAATGCAGGACTGCCTTGAGCAGGTGAACCATTAGGTCCAGTATTCCATCCACCTAAGGATCCTTCTTTAACATCTAAATACCATGCCATTGGGTAATTAGGATTATCTCCTAGTATTGGAGATGAATCATCTCCTTTCTTATTCATACCGCATCCTACCAATAGAGCAGCCGCAAATATGAGTGTAATTAGTTTTTTCATTTGATTTCTGTTAATTTATTTCCTTGTTTTTTGATGATTAAGTCATCCTTTTTTAGCATGGTAGCCAAGGCTCTACCAAAATCTTTTTTAGCCACAGCAGTAGAATGTAAATAGCTCCATTCCTTTGCTTCTTTATTTGCCCATTCCATCCATATTCTTCTAAGTGCTATGAAAAATGTAGTGCCATCATTAATTTTAGAAAGTTCTCTTTTAATTTTGCCTCTATTTTTATATGCCCATTTTTTAAAATCTAAATATGCAAATTCATTAGGAGTATCCTGAAACATAGGTCTTCCTTCATTAAGTGGTTTAATATATTTCATTATGATAGTTTTTGGTATAATGCTGGATATTCTTTTTCAAAATCTTCACCATAAGTATCTTGCCAAATTCTAGCAATTTCTCTTTTATCTTTAAGTTTTCTTTGTCTGATAATCTTAGCAACAGCTGGATAATGTTTTACAAAATCTTCACCATAAATCTTTTTCCACATTGCTTCAAGATCTTCTTCTAAATGATCTTCATGTTTATGTTTACCGTCTGATGCTTTGGTTCCGTCTTGCTGAGATGATAGTTCATTAACATTAAATACAATAAAAGATTCTCCTGCTGAATTAGGATCTTCTAATTCTTTATACTTTATTCTTGACTTATTTAAAATCTTTTTAGTAGGAATCCAGTTATTAACATATGAATAAAGAATAATCATATCATCATCCTCTGGATTAATTCCTGCCTTTTTCCATATCTTTTTTGTGTCATCATCAGCATCAGAAAGATAATCAATCTGACCGCCGTCTTTATAAATATCACTTACAACCTTTTTTCCTTTAGATTCATACATCATATCAGGATGGAATTCTTTTTTCTTTTTCTTTTTCTTTCCATCATTAACTTCTTCTACTTTGTCTGGTGCCATGTCTTTATACATTCCGTATAACCAATCCATAAAATCAGGAGTAGATTTAAATATCTTTGGAAAACCTTTCTTAAACTTTTTCTTAAAGTCTTCATAATTTTTTGATGCATCAGCCATTAAAGTAATGTTATCTAATACTCCTTCTTTAATCATTCCTCCATGATCAAATTGATTTTTATTTACTGTAAAGGTTTTACCGTTTTCTCCTTTGAGTTTAAGAACATATCCATTATTATCCATTACCTCAACTTGGCCACCCATATATAAGATCTTTGAACCTTTTTTAATTTTCTTAAAATCTTTAACATCAATCTTTTGTTGATACTGTTTAGAGAATTTTTCTAATGTAAGTAAGTGTTTCATATTTTTATTTTTTAGAGTTTCTTTCTTGCCACTCATAAGATACTTTATCTTCTGTTATTGGTCCACCTTTTGCCCATGTTCTACAGCTTCTTGCTGAATGGCATTTAAAATGATGCATCCAACAGTAACCTAATCTTCCATCCTCATCGGAAGTTACACCAGGCATACATTCATCCATTCTTGGTGAGATATCAAATGCTACACAATTACTACAATTTGATTTCTTTGCAGCTGCTTCGGAAGTATTCCAATATTTTGCAATATCTTTCCAATAATCACCAGGTTCTTGAACATTAAGAGGACCATATTGAATATAATCTGCTTTTATAGATTTGTCTCTGTTTTTAGTATTCAGTTTCAAATCTTGTGTTGCAGCAGGGCAGGCCATAGCAGCCTCTTTAATATGATACCCTTTATATGTTTTTATAAACTTCATATTTTACTTTAGTCCTTGACTTTTCATTTCAGCTTTGATGTCATTATGAAAATTCTTTATGTAATCTTTAGCTCCTTTCTTATCACCATCTTCAATCCAATCAATTGCAATACCTAAGTTTCTAAAAGGTGTATGATAATTTACATCTGTTGCAGAATCAAATAATTTGTTTAACATCTTAATAGGTGTTTTTTCATTTACCTTTAATCCATACCTTAACATACCTTCATAATCAAAATCATCTGACCACATATCACCAGGCTTAAATTTCTTTGCTTCATCGATGTTTTCTGGTTTTTCATGAACATACCCCATTTTGTCCATTCTTAAATGATCTTCGTATGTATCAGCTTTATAACCTTTTCCTGTTTTAGGATCATACATCATATGAGGTTCAAAATCTTCTTTGTTTTCTAATAATTCAGGAAAGATGTCTTCAATATCTTGATCAGCCATATCATAGTCACGATCTTTTAAGAAACTTACAATATCTTTTTTCTTTCCTTTAAGCATTACCATTCCTGGCTCATACTCATCAGCATCTAATTTATATTTCTTAGCCATCTTTTTTAAATCACCTGGCTTTACTTCAACAAAATCTATATCAGCTTCTCCATCCTTATTAGGATTTTTTAATTTTAACTTTTCTTCTAAGTTTAAACTTTTAATGTATTTCATAATTTCTTATTGTTGATTATACAATAATCATCCCAGTAGCAAAAAATGTACTGAGATGAAATTGTGTTTTGTGTTACTTCTTCATCCATCCTCTGAAGAGATCCCAGTTTCTAGTTAAGAATACACCGAATGCAATTCCAGCATATATCTTATAACCAAATGCCCAAAGACCTAATCCTAGACCTAATGATAGTAATGCAGAGAAACCTTTTGAGTCAACCCAACTTACTATTTTTCCAAAAATTTCTTTTACTTTTTCCATTACTTAAAATTTATTTTATTTTTACTATTTAAATTTTTAATAAAGTATAGTTACTTCTCCCACCGCTGGGGTAGTTCCTGCACCTAGTACTTGGCTAAATGCAAACTTTCTTACAACACCAGGTTGCATTGCTCCTAGCACCACAGTATTTCCAACAGTATCTTTAACTTCTATATCTCCAGCTGATGATCCAGTATTTATGATTCCTGTAGGATATTTTTTAATAGGACCTTGTGTTAGAACTGGAGGGGTAGCTCCTACAATTATTTGAGCCTTTTGTTGAGTCAGATTGATACCTAGATCAGTATCTCTTTCAAATTGAACATTTGCATCAGTTACTGTTGCAACATCAATTTTTGCTATTCCGTATGTTCCTACCATGTTTTTATATTATTTTACTTTATTTATTCAACTAAACTTAGTTCTTTTTTAACTTGTGTGGCATGTTTACAAGTTCCTCTAAATTTACCAGCAGGACAGTTACATGAAAATTGTCCGTTTCTATTAGTTACAGTATATTTATCCCCTCTTGAACCAGTTATTTGATATTCATTAACTTTAATATTTGCATAAGGATTAATTACCTCAACATCATCAAATGATATATGATCTTCAACTGGGATCCACCCTGGAAATAAATATTTTTGACCATTAAAGGTTGAAAAGGCAATACCCATATGTGATTCTATTTTATACTTTTTCATATTTAATTTTATTAATATCTACTTCTCTTGTTTGCAAAGATGCAAATGGAGTACAATGAAGTTTCTCCATTTCACATCTTTGTGCAGGATATTTTGCCTGTTCTCTTTTGGCAATCATCTCACCTTTTGAAACTGCATGCTTATCATTTTCAGCCTCAATGTACATTGTGTATGTTACAGTATATCTCATCTTATTACTTTTTAGTTGTTGGCATTAACCACATTCCATCTTTTAATATAACTTCCATTAATCCTGGTACCAATCTTAAAAGGTTTAAACTCTTAAGAGTATCATGTTTGAACATTTTAGTAACTTCTTCTCTGATTCTTTCTTGAGAAACTACATCTTGTAATTTCATTAACAAACCAGGTTCTAACATACAGTTCCATAATTCATCATCAATAGTAAAACCTTTAGTTATACAAAATCTTAAACCTCTTATCATTCTTAATGGATCATCCATTAAAGTTTTCATTGGAGGTAAAGGAGTTTTAAGAACACCTTTTTTCAAATCTTCTACTCCACCAAACATATCTATGATTTTTCCATTTTCATCTTTACATAAAGAGTTTACAGTAAAGTCCCTTCTGATTAAGTCATCCTCCAAAGTACCTAATTCTAATATAGGTTTTCTGGTTCCAGGTATAACTCCTACTTCTTTCCTAGACATAACAAAATCAGCAACTAAACCTTCATGTTTATGTCCTTTAGGAAACATAGCTCTTACAGTAAAACAATCTTTAGTCTTTAAGAATATTTTAAATCCTTCAGATTCAAGGATAGATAACATTGAGTTCCAACCTTCTTCTACTGACATATCAGTATTTTCTAATACAAAAGTAAAGTCGATGTCTTTAGTGTGGACTCCTAAGATTTCGTCCCTTACACAACCACCGACTTCAAATATTTTATGTTCCATTTTTCCGTTTTTTAATTATAATATAAATATAATCAATTTAATTGGGATTTGAACTATAGTTTCACGTTATTTTTAGAAAGTTATTAACAATTTATAAAACCCCAATCTTTTACGGAATATCTCCAATCACTTTTAGAATAACCATCCCAGATTTCCTTACCTTTAGCTAAATTGCGATTTTTATTCTTTGAATCATCAGCCCAAGGTTTTAACCAGGCCATGTGGAGTATATTAATATTTTCACCTCCCATTGATTCAACCTCAGGTCTTTCATAATACCAATTCCAATCTAAACTTAAGTGTTTATAAAATTCTTTAGGTGTATCCAACAATAATAGTGTTAAAAGAGAATCATCATCGGTCATAGGATAATCATTTTCTTTACATGTATTAAAAAGTGAATATGCTTTATCATATAATTTTTCATCTACCCACCTTTCATTATTAAATACAATAACACCTGAATTAATATCAATAATGTTATCTTTATTTTGTAATTCAAAAGAAGATTCTAAAAAATTAATATTTTCGGATGACTTGCCTATTTGATTTAAAAAATACCATGCATCAATTTGTTCACTTAAATCATTTCTCATTCTAGGAGATCCTGCTAAAATAAAATTATCATTAAGCCAATCAAAATCTAATTTTTTTAATGATACACAATCTGCATCAATGTACATGGAATATTTGTATCCTTTTTTATGAAGTAAATTAGGTACAGTAAAATAAAGAAAGCATTCTGGTGGCCACCCCCATTCAGGTGATCCATTTATATAATCTTTAGGATTAAGAATAATTACATTTCTTGTAGAATTAACTTCTTTATCAGATGTGATAAGATAAAAATCAAAAACACCAGGATTAGAATCTTCAAATAACTGAAAGCATCTTTCAGCATATGAAACATAGTTTTTATTAACAGTTGTAAATAAGGCTATCTTATCCATTACATTTTATTTTTAAAATACTCCACTTAGACTCTCCTTTCGGTTGTAGGCGTGAGATTTGACGCCTCGTTGTTCGGTTTTAACCTATCTAAGAGCTGAGGAGTGGGAGAATCGAACTCCCGATCACATATCTCCGATTTACTCATCGTTGCTAGCATTAACTTCCAACCGTTAAGAAATATGCAGCCGTACCACTTGGCTAACTCCCCCTATTTAATTATACTGCTAAACCTAATTTGATTCTTTCATCAATCTTAGCTTGTAGAGCTATACACTTTTCTTTAAATTTATCTTCTGATTCAAATGGTTTAACCATTTCTGCTTTTAAAAGATCACCTTTTAGATTTTTAATCATTAGGCTTTCTCCATACAGTTCTACAATAAAGTTTCCGATTTTCTTTTTCATATAATGTTTATTAGTTTTTGTTCTTTCCACTTTTTAATTGTCCTTAGAGCCGTTCTCTCTGAACAATTTAATTTATCACTTAAAAATTCATAAAAGTCCATATTAAGAGTCCTATGATTTTTAAGGTATTGTTGGTAATATTTTTCTATTTTGTTATTCATATAGTATAAATATAATCTATTTACTTGGGAATTGAACTATAAAATCTTGTTTTTTAATAACCCATTATAGCGGCAAAGCATAAAAGAAGAATACCTCCACCACCTAAAACTTTCCAATACCATTTTTCTACATAATCATCTTCAAAAACAATAAGATGAAATAGAAAACTTAATCCTATCATAAATAGGCATGCAAACATTTCCATTATCGGTCCCATTAGTATATCATTTTATCTATCGTAGGTTCGGCTCCATTTAAAACATCAACTAACATTGTTTTTAATTCTTCCCAGTCAGGTGCGGTTTTATAATGTTTTTGAAAAAGTTCAGTTCCAGCACCAATTTCTATTCTTGTTCCTTTTGCTTTTGATGCTCTTCCAAACCAAGGATTTCTTGCTGGTTGGAATCTTGTAATCCCATACCATTGTCCACCAGTTACTTGTACTAATATTCCTTCTACAGATGTTGTACTTTTTAACGGTTTTTGTTTTATGATTTCTATCATATTAATGTATTAAGTTAGGTCCATTGCCATTTGGTTGTCAAATGGTTGGTATGATTCTAATAAAGAATCAGTTTCATCTTTGTATTTTAGGACGGCAACTTCTTTAGCCTTTGCCTCTACTTCAATATCTACACTCCATCCATAATCATTAATCTTTTCATAGATAAAATCAGCATGAGCTTGTACTTTGCATTTAGGATCCTCGAATGTTCTACGGCATGAAGAATAATGAAATAAGGGTCTTACATCATGAACATCCCACGTATGTTTAGCAAGAATAAATGCTTCCTCTTCAGATAAGCCACTGTCATTAAATCGGTGGTGATGAAAATCAAAAGTAATAGGAACTTTAATTTCTGAAAAGATTCCTACAAAAAGATCTTGTACGGAATACATACTTGCTTTATCATCATTCTCTACAACCAATCTCTTTTTTGCAGATTCGGATAACCTAGACCAATTATCACACCATCTCTTCATTGTTGCTTCCTTATCACCATAAGTACCGTTGCAATGTATATTAATAGGATACATATAAGATTGAGGTAATCCCATCAGATCCATAATTTCAGCATGCTGATTAAGTTCTTTGATAGTTTTATCAATGAGTGTTGAATTAGGAGAACCTAGAACATTGAATGGCCCTGGGTGAAATGATAATCTTTGACCATATTTTGAAGAAAGATTACCTATACCTCTTAAGAGAGTACATATCTTTTTATAATCTGGTAAATCTGTAAATTCATATTCAGACATCCAAGGAAACATATTAGATGACATACGGTATACTTTAAAACCGTTCTTTTCATTCCATTTAATTATTTCAATAAGATCTCGGATATTCTGTAAAGCAAGACTGCTTACATATGATAAACCTTTTTGTTCAAATGTAGCTTTTCTACATGTTCTGTTTACCATTAAGTTTTTTCTTAAATTCAGATTGATACAACAGTAACCTAGTCTTGTTTTCATATTATGTATTTAAATTAAATATAACAAATTAAATTCATATCTGAAAGATTTTAATCCAAATCATACCAACTGTCACGATCTATTTTATGTAAGTATTTTTCCCAATCTTTTACCAAAGTTTCAGCAGCAAATCGTTCACTGAATTTTCTACAGTCTTCAGGTTTAAGTGTTTCAATATTATTAATAGCATTTACAAAATCATTAAAATATGTACACCTAAAACCAGTAATACCATCTAAGACATTTTCGGTATATCCACCCCAATCAGTACAAATAGTAGGAGTACCTGATAAACCTGCTTCTACGGGTGTTAAGCCAAACGGTTCAGAATATGTTGATGGAGATATCATTGCTTTAGCATTTGAAAGATATTCTTTTTTCTCTTCTCCGTCTAAACATCCTACAAATTCCATATTAGGTAAAAGATCTATAATCATTGTTCCTTGACCAGCAATAATAAATTTTTTATCTGGGAAATGAGCAGCAAGATCTCTCAGAATATGAATACCTTTATTTAAACCTAACCTACCCATAAAGAAAAAATAATCTTCTTTATCTTTTTTGTAAACAAAATTATCTAATTCATTAGCCATAGGATATATTACAGTATCTTGCCAATGATCTTCAGTATCATAATCACCCTTTCTTTCAGCAGCTGCACCATACAAAAAATGTTGATTAGCTATAGAAGAATGTACATGGTAATTAGTTGCTGATGAAGGTGAACGATGATTAATATTACCATCTACTATTTTAGCATATTTAAATGATCTTCTTAAAATATCAACAGAAGGACTCCAATTACATATAATAATATCTCCTTCTTTATAATTATTTAGTAAATGATCTTTTGCTTTATTAGAAAATATTTCACAAGCTTCTTCTGAATTTTTCCAGTGAGTTTTTTCAAACCCTTTAGTGATATAATATTTTTCTAAAAAATCTCTATCTCCACATTCCCATTTCTGTGTACACTCTACAGTTGATTCTTTATATCCATAATAATGTACTTCATGACCAGCTCTATGCAAATATGTTGTAGTATAATAACTAATCATTGCATAAGGATCCATCGTAAGTTTAGATGTTGATGCATTTCTCGGTATACCTAGTATATGTAATCTCATTCTATATCCATTTATGCTTTTTAAAATACCACCACATACCTCCTATAGTTAATAAAGAAAGTACAGTAAATATCCAAAAACCGTTATCATCTGAAATTAAAGGTACATCATCAAAATTCATTCCCCAAAGCCCAGTATAAAATGAGAGAGGTAAAAATATAGTTGACCAAATGGTAAGAAGGTTTAATCTTCTATTCATTAAATCATTATTTCTTTTTTCAATCATAGATTCTAAAACCTCAAAGATTTGAATAAGATCTAAATGTTCACCTTTTAAAAGTTGCCTTTTTAAATTATAAAAATCTTTATTGTTTATTGAATGACCTTCAAAAATAAGATCTTCGTATTTTTCTAACTTTTTCTTTAATTCTTTTTCCATAAATCTAGTGTCCACAGTAAAGATTCAATAAAATATAAAACTCCAACTAAGGCCATTCCATAATGTGTCCAAGTTCCTTGATGTCCATAAGTAAAATCTTGATAGATTGAAGGTATAGCAGATCCCATTATAGCAAGACTAAAAATTATCTTTACCCACTTATTATCTAAAAATGATTTTGGTTTTACAACTTGTTTCATTTGATCTTCTAACCAATCATAATCTTCGTGCTTACGAGTGGCTAATAATCTAAATGATATTTTATCGGTTAGTTCTTTTATAGATCCCATACTGATTTTCTTTTTCTTTTTGCGAACTTTAATCTAATTAAGAATATTAATTTTTTAATTAGTTTCATTCTTTCTTAGTTCAATTATTTTTTCTTCTATCTTACTTGCCTCAAATGTTAAAGTGTCACTTAAAGTTCGATTTGATTTAGATGCAATGAATGCTTGTCCTAAAAGATCTTTATGCTGAGCTTCTAATTTTTCTAATTCTGTTTTTCCTTTAAATATTTTTTTAATAAATTTGATCATCTTCTAATTTTGTAAATTCATCTTGTGTTATTTCTACTTGTACCCATTCATGAAATTTTTCACTGATAGGTAAATAAGTATAGTATTTGGTAATGATTCCGCTTACGGCGTCCTCTCTTTTAATCCAAATTAGTATTTTCATATTATATTTATTTAGCTCCGATTACCTCGTCGATTATTCCATACTTAACAGCTTCTTCAGCATTCATCCAAAAATCTCTTGTTGCATCTTTTGCTACTTTATCTGCTTTCTTTCCACAATACTTACCTAAAAGAATAAACAATTCTTTGTTTACTTTTTGCCATTCTTTCCAATCAATTTCAGCATCTTGTATATTTCCTCTAAAACCACCGCTTGATTGATGCAGCATTGTTTTAGAATGTTTTAAAGAACTTCTTTTACCTTTTGTCCCTGCTCCTAATAGAACTGAACCCATAGATGCAGCCATTCCAGTATTAACCGTTCTAATATCTGATTTAATATAATCCATAACATCCACCATTGAAAGTCCTGATTTAACTGAACCTCCTGGAGAATCAATATGCATTGTAATATCCTTTTTCTCTACACTATCCAAAAACATTAATTGAGCTTGCACAATTGTAGACATGTTATCATTGACTGGTCCAGCCACCCACAGTAACCTATCCATCATTAATCTTGAAAATATATCAATTTGAGTGGCTCTCATTTCCCTCTCCTCTAAAATATAAGGAGTCATTGAGTTCTCAATATGTTTTTCATAATAGTCCAATGTTGATGAACTTACATTATGATCACTCATTGCATATTTTTGAAATTCTTTTCCGTAATTCATTATTCTTTTATATTAGTTATGTCAATTATTAATTCACCTTTAATACCTTTTACATTAATTGTACCACCTTCTTTTAATTCGCCTTTAAGAATGTACTCAGATATTTTATTTTCAATCATTCTTTCAATTGTTCTTCTTAATGGCCTTGCTCCAAACTTAGGATCATATCCCTGATTTAAGATTAAGGTTTTAGCTCCTTTAGTTATTTTAAAATTATAACCTCCTACTTCTTCTAAATTAGTTGCAAGTTCTTTACACTCTTTAGTTAAAATATCCATTACATTATCTTCGGTTAATCTGTTGAATACTACAATTTCATCAATTCTATTTAAAAATTCTGGTGAAAATTTATTCTTTAAAGCCTTTCTTAAAATAGATTTTTCCTCTTCGGCTTGATTAACCATTTTAGAAGAACTTTCAAATCCTATACCAGAACCAAAATCTTGTAATTTTCTAGATCCTGTATTTGAAGTAAGTATTACTAAACAATTTCTAAAATCAACAGTTCTGCCTAATGAATCAGTTAACTGTCCATCATCTAACATTTGTAGTAATACATTAAAGACCTCTGGATGAGCTTTTTCTATCTCGTCAAATAATATAACTGAGTGTGGCTTTCTCTTTACCTGCTCTGTTAAAAACCCACCACCTTCAAATCCTACATATCCCGGAGGAGCTCCGATTAATTTAGAAATAGAATGAGGTTCCATGTATTCAGACATATCAACTCTAATTAATGAATCTTCACTATTAAAAAGATATTCTGTTAATTCTTTTGCTAATTGAGTTTTACCAACACCAGTAGGACCTAAGAAAATAAAATTACCCATTGTTCGGTTTCTTTTTCTAATTCCTACTCGGTTTCTTTGTACAGTTACAGAAATTTTATCAATTGCTTCATCTTGGCCTATTACTCTTGAAGATAAGTGCTTATTAATTCCTAAAAGATTTTTGTTTTCTTTATCCGATATCTTTTCTATAGGAACTCCTGTTGATTTTGATACAACTTTTAAAACATCATCTTCAGTTATTTCTAATTGATTAACAGCCATCTGTTCTTTCCATATTGCAAGATCTTGTTTAATTCTTTCTTTTAGTGTTAAACATGCATCTCTTTCTTTAGCTGCTACTTCATAAAGTTGTCGTGATACGGCTTTTCTTTTAGCATTTTCTTTTTCTACTAATTTTTCTTCTAAAGATTTAATCTTTTGAGGAACTTTCATATTTGTTAAATGCTTATAAGATCCTACTTCATCTAAAATATCAACAGCTTTATCAGGAAAGTATCTATCCATAACATAGCGATCTGCTAACTTAACAATAAGATCAATTATATTATCATCATATGAAACACTATGGTGTTCTTCATACTTATGTCTGATATTAGAAAGTATTTCAATTGTTTGTTCTAATGTTGGAGGCTCAACTGTTACTTTTTGAAACCTTCTATCCAATGCCCCATCACCTTCAATGTTTTCTCTAAACTCATCAAATGTTGTTGCACCTATACATCTGATTTCACCTCTCGCCAAAGCTGGCTTAATAATATTGGACGCATCTAAAGATCCCGTAGAACCACCGGCTCCAACCAAAGTATGTAATTCATCAATAAAAACAATGATGTGTGGATTAAGAATTAATTCATCTACGATAGATTTCATTCTTTCTTCAAATTGGCCACGATATTTTGTCCCAGCAACAATTGTGGATAATTCTAATGTATAAATGATTTTACCTTGTAATGATACAGGAACATTCCCTTCTACCATTTTTAAAGCTAAACCTTCAACGATAGCAGTTTTACCAACACCAGGTTCTCCAACTAATACTGGATTGTTTTTTCTACGTCTTCCTAAAATTTGTATAGTCCTAAGAATTTCATCCGTTCTACCGATGACAGGATCAAGCTTACCTTCAATTGCTCTTTTACTTAAATTAGTACCATAAGTATCTAAAACTAAAGTTTGCTTTTTAAATCTAGGTTTTCTTTGTTTTTCTTGTTCTTCTTCTGGATAAATTTCTCCCATAGTTTTATTTGTAGTATAATTATATTGTAATAATAACAAAAAATAACCATTTCTGAAAGTGGTTATTAATCTATATTAATTATACTATGAAGTTGAGAGATTGTTTTAAGTTAAAACTTTATAGAAATACTTAATTCAGAAGTACCTTTAATTAAGCGGTGTATTAAACCTTTAGGAATATAAATAATTTTGTCAGGTTCCATTGATTGAGGTAATTCATTATCAAATTGAAAGCTCCAATCATTTTCATTTAAAGATTGTACATAACGATCTTCATCATCGGCATGCCATTTATATAAATGATCAGGTGCTGATTTATCAAAATGTCTTACGACTGCTTCTGTTGTATGAATTTGCGTAAAAGGTTTAGTCAAATCATCCATTTGCTCTATAACCTTATCATGAGCATGTTTACCACATTTACAAGATTTACATGCCATTAGTCCTCGTCTTCTTCTGAATCAATTGCAATTGTTTTTGCAGGAACTCTCATAGCAACTTCTTTAAGTGCCTTTTGAAAATCTTCTGTATCTGGAATAAGATCTTCAGCACCTAATGCCTTTGCTCTTTTTGCTATAAACTTAGCAACTTTTGAATGATCTTTTGATCTGCCATAAGATAAAATAGCATTTTTTAAATCCTGAACATTAGCAATAGGAAAACTACCATCAGGTAAAGCTAATCCTTTTTCTGCCATTTCTTTTCTTTGCTCAGTAGAATAATCTTTTTCGTTTAATTGGCCTTCAGTTATAAATTCACCGTATGTTTTAAAATGTTCCATTTTTATATTCCTATTTTTGCGTAGCTTATCATATTATCCAAAGCAACGACAGCTTTATTTTTTTCTTTATCAAATTCTTTACCGTATCTATTACCAGCTCCACCTTTCTTAGAATTAATTACTAACATTCTTAGCTTTTCTAATTCTCCTACTTCTTTACTCTTTTTCATTTTAGGTGCAGCTTCATTTATTTCAACAGATTCAAACTTTTTAATGTTCTTCATAACTTTTTTAATATCCTTATCTCCTATCTTTGCATATATAGCATTAGGAAATGAATTACCGATAGCAGCATTAACAACATCACCGTTAGGTCTTACAACATAACTTCCACCTTCATATTTCTCACCGTCCATTGATACTTCAAATCCAGCACCACGGCCTGCAACATAATCCATATCATGTACTGCTGTTTTAGTTTTATCTAATTTTGCAATTGCTTTTGCTATCAATTCAGCAACATCCTTTACTTCATCTTCAGAAAAACTAAATTTAGCTTCATTAATAGATTCTTTCATTAATTCTACATACTTACTTCCTTTTTGAGAATATACTGAAGTAATTTTAAAATCACCTTTAATAGATTTACCTGTATCTTGTTTATAGTATTTAGGATAATAAGCTTTAAAGAAAAGATTAGGTTCAAGTTCTCCAAAGAAATGACTCATTTTACCAACAAAGAATTTAGCCTTTGGATATATTTTTAAAACTTCTTTTTCTGTTTCAGCATCATTTACTTTAGTATCATATGACTTAACAAATCTAGCTTCATTGACTTTTTCATTAGCCATGTTATATTCTACATCTTCTATCCAATCATCATTTGAAAAGTTCATATAATCTTTTACAAAGTCCATAGGCTTCTTTTTAGCCATTCTCTCCATTGATGCTAAATAATCTTTAACATAAGATTTATCTAATTTCTTTCCAGCAAATGTTTTGGTTAATGCATTTACAGCATCTTTTAAAACATTTTTAGCAGATGCTTCATTTATTTCATCAGATTCATTTAACTCAATAGCACCAAGTTTTCTGTCATGCTTATTGATTGTCATCATTAATTTATCTAACTGACTTCCTATACTATCTAATGCACGTGCCCATTTAGGATCGGCAGCAGAAGCAGCTAAATCATTAATCTTATCCTCTATGCTTTGTAATTCAGTACCTAATTCATCGTATATAAGAGTTTCCTCTTCATTAAGTGATTCATGAATAGATTTTGCCCAATTACTTAAATCTTCAGATGTTTTTATTGTTCCGTCTTTAATAGCTCTTTCAAGTGCTATTTTTTGATTTCGAGATAAATCTTTTACTACTTTTTTTACCTCTGCATGCCCTAATGACATTTCGTTTACTGATTCCCCTTTCATTTTTTGCTGCTTACTCATTTCTTTAGCCTTAGCCTTAAGTTCTTTATACTCGTCTTTAATCTTTTTATCTTTACCAATGTATCTGTCCAATCCCCAATTAAAAGCAGCAGTGAATAACATGTAAAAAGGTAACTTACCGAATTTCTTTCCATAAGTAGACATTCTTTGCCAATCTAAAAATGCTTGAGCCATTTCTTTAGATAATTTAATACCCTCTACTGATGAGGTAGATCCTTTTACAACATCTTTAAGTAATCTATCAGCAGCAACTCTTCTTTCTTCGATAGAACCTACTGCTTCATCTATTCTTTTTAAATTTTTCATTACTTCTTTTATTTTTAACCGAGAGTCTCAGTTGCTTCATACCCACCTAATACATAACTAAATGTAAAATGATACATTGGCGGCAATATATTTCTATATTGATTCCCCGTATATGAACTACTTGGGACATAATTTCTTAGGCCACCATCACTTCCATTTGGCGTTTGTACAGCTTTAACTATTATATTCATATATCTTGCAGGATAGTTGTTATTCAAACTGTGTTCATACCAAAAAGTATTATAGCCAAAATGTACCATACCAGTAACATTTGCTATTGGAGGATCTATAGCACTAGTAACAGTTCCATCCGGAAATATTGGCCTAAAGTCAAACCCTTCATCTCCAATTGTATTATACCATAAACCGACCACAGTACCTGACCCACCTATATAATCATCATTAAAATCCTTTTTTACTCCCTGGAGGGCGTTTGCTTGAAGAGAGTTTTGGATTCCAGCTGTAGTATCGGCTCTACTAGCCATTGGTGGGTTTAGAGCAATACCGGATTGTATATTTTCATTTGTTTGATAATAAACAGGTAATGGAATAGTTGCTACACAATAAGCATTGGAGTTTTTATCACCTTCACCTATATCATAACTTGTTATTAAAGCTTCATTAGCTAATGAAGAAGTGGTATTCCCTCCAAATTTTAACCATGTTGCGGAAGTACCGGTTGTTCCACCGTTAACACCTAACTGTACCCTTCCTGAACCAGTTACTACACCACCTATTCTTGTCCATTGATAACAATATCTTGAAGATGCTCCATCATTAAGCCCAGCTGGTTGAGTACCGCTACTATAAGTATCACCTATATAAATCCTATTTCCGTTACTCCACTCACAATAACCACTATCTACAGAATAACCATTTTGTTGACCATTCGGTAGGTCTGATGTATAATATATAGGTACATCCTTTCCAGCTACCCAACCTAGAGTATCACCTTGTTTATTGAACATTTTTCTAAAACTCCTAGTACTTTGTTCAGAAGTAGGCTCAGATGCGCTCCTAGAATAATCTTCTCCGTATGCCATTGTTTATTATTTTTATTTTATTATTTATTTACCAAGGATTAGTACTTTTTAATCCTAACTGCTTTCCAAATAGACTTGGCCCATAACATGCCCAAAAACCAGCTTTATTAGGATCCATCTTTTTCTTTTGATCACATTGGTGTCTTGCCCAAAAACTAGCAGCTCTTCCTGGATCATCATTCTTAACAGCTAATTTAGGATCGCCCCATTCTATTTTCTTAGCAACTATCTTTCCTGTTTCTTTATCAGTTCTTCCACTATTACGATAAACAATAAACTTTCTGTTGCCTCCTCTTTCTGGTGAATCAAGTTTAACATCTTTTGTTCTACCTGATTTACGATCTTTATAAATTGCTTTCTTACCTACTTCAAGGTTCTTAGCCATCCACCCACTTTTACCTTTTAATATTAGATTTCCTTCATCCCAATATTGTTTAGCTTCTTCAAAAAGTTTACTATGAGCATCAGATCCTAAACGAAAAACAGTATCATCTAAACCTATACCATTATCCACATGATATTTTAATTCTTCAGATACATTTTTAAAATCCTTAAAGCCTTTTATAAATTTCATTACTTAGGTAAGCCTGTTGTTTTTAATTTCTTATCCTCGCCTTTTTTAATTACTTCTTTAGCAATATCAGCATCAGCTCCAAATTTTCCTTTAGGTCCATTCTTTTTAGGATTATCTAATGGTCTTCCCCAAGTACCAGGAGCTTTAGTTAAAAATGAATTAACTCTAGCATAACCCCATTGTTCTTGCCCAGCACCAGGTCTATGTCCACTTTTCCATGCAGCCATACCTCTCCTCATTACTAATCTTAATAATGGTAATGATACACCTGTTTGTTCTGATTTCTTTTTAAGGCCTGTCTCTATTCCTTTTCCTTTAATAGGACTTCTATCTCCACCTGCCTTTTCTTCAAGACTTTCACCTAAACCTTCTTCATATAATGATTTTAACCAAGAATCCATATCTTTATTAGGTTTAACTTTATCACTAAACTCTTCATAAAACATTTTTCTAAACTGATTAAAGTTTTTAGCCTCCTCCATCATTACATGTAATTCACTCATTACACTTTCATTAGTAACCATTTCTTCTAAGGCTTCATCAGCATATAAATCATCAAATGCTTTAGTGTGTTTAGATTTCTTTAAAAGTTTTTTACCTTTAGTATCACCTGGCATTTCTTTATAAGCATCTGGATCATCATCAGACATCTGAGATTGCTTTTTCATTTGATCCACCTTTTGGCGAGCGGTTGATGTAGATATACCTTTATAGTATCCATCACCTTCAATTTTATCTTCAAAGGATTCTTTTTCCTTTTTCTTTTCTAATAAAAATTCTGTATATTTTTTAATAAAGTTCTTTTCGTTAACTACAGATTCTGCAAATGCTTCAATATCCCATTGAATTCTTTGCATTACATCTTCACCTCTAAATTCTTTTTTAGCCCATTGTAATAGACCTGGTTCGTGTTTAGCATTTTGCGCCATGTCATAAGCATTTCTCCAACCATCGTTTGACGCGACATCTTTTAACCATTGGTCATATTTCTTTCTATTCCATTTTACTTTAGCAACAGCTTTCTTGTGAGGGCCATCACCTAATTTAGAAGTAGCAGCCATATAACTGCCAGGTTTAAATACACCAAGATCTTTACCAGTCTTATCATATTTAATCTCTTTTCTAAATCTTCTTAATGAATAATTACCGCCTTCAATTTGTTTACGCCTTATAACTTCTCCTTGAGATGCACCGATAGCTATTTTCATTTCTTCTGCTTTTTTAGGATCTGTTTCAAAATGTAGATCTCTAACTGCATTTTCAAGCAAAGCTTCATCAATTCTCCTGCCTTCATCTACCTTAATTCCCCTTTTCTTTAAGATCTTTTCAATAGCCATATATGCTTTCTTGTAATCTGACTTAGAATATTGCATACCTTTTTGATGATAAGAGTAACCATCAATAGCTGCATTATACATTCCTTTTAATTCATCATCGGACATTCTTTCACTAAAAACAAAAGGGCCAATGAAAGCTTCATTTATTCCTCTAATATATTTCATAATTACCAGCCGTAATTTTTATCCTTTACTTTCTTAGCATAATCAGTAAGTCTTTTAGCATAAGCCTTTACTTCTCTTGCATAATAGTTATCTTCTCTACCTTCAGCCTTTGCTTCTTTATCTTGCCTTTCATAATCCTTATATCTTTGGTAGTCATCTAACATATTTCTGATAGCACCTGCACCGTCTTTAATTGATACAGATCTACCTCTAGGACTTTTGCCAATAACAAAGTTTCCAAATTGATCCATTTCACCTTTATCTAAAGCATCAGAGATATGAGTGTTTAATAATTCAATTGAATCTCTAACGGCTTTATCAATATCAGTCATTGCTGCTTTATCTTGTAAGATAGCAGTATACCTTTTACGGTTTTCATCTTTAATCTCTTTAGCAGTTTTTAAGGCAGTTGCACCAGCTTTAGAATTTGCACGATCTGATTTTAATCCACTTACATCGTATTTGTCTCTTAAACTATTTAAATCTAAAACATATACACGAGTTGCGGCATCAATAAGATTCTTTCTTGTTACTTTAGCAGCAGGAGCACCGTCCCATCCCTTATATAAAGAACTGGTTTCATAATCTTTTGCAAGAACTCCATATCTATCATCTGCACCTTTTCTATGTCTGCTGTAAGTTGATCCTCTATCCATTTGGAAACCAGACCACATACCAACACCACCTCTAACAACAGAAAGTACCACTCCATATTTAGAAATGTTATTTAAATCTAATGAACCTGGTAAATATTTTTTGTTTGCCTTTGCCCACTTAATGAAATTTTTGTCATCATCAACAAAGAATCCTACTTTGTTAGGATCTTTAGCATCAGGGCCTTTCCAATAAGCTGCTGGTGTGGTTGTAGTAAAATCTGCATCTGAAATTTTATCAATAGCAAGGTTAGCAAATTTTTGCATATCCTTTGCTAAGTTACCTCTCCATCTTGATTTTAATCCATCTTGAGAAGCAAAATCTCTAAGAATAGATGAACTAAATCTTTCAGTAATTAAATCGGTTTGTAGAGACTCTTTAAATAATTTATAGTCTTTAATATGTTCCATGTTAAATAGTTTGTTTTCTTTATTTATTCAACAAGGAAGAAGTTATTTTTTAACTACAGGAGTTCCGTATTCTTCTCTAATTAATTTGAATATTTCCTCGTCTTGTCGAACTGTGCCCATTTGAGTCCATTCATCGTCTGAAATAACATGACCGACCCGTGAAGCCAGGCCGGTTTCTGTTATTAATGCATCTACACCTTTTGTGTACCAATCACGTATTCTATTAATTCCACCATCTTCATAAAGCCTTAAAACTTGTTCGTTATCAATATGTCTTTTGTGGAATCCCATACTTACACTGTTTCTACAACTGGATCAACTTCATCCATTAATTGGTTTAACTCCTCTTCAACTGCATTGTATTTATCAATTGCAACATCAAGAATAACCTCTGGGTGATTTACTTCTTGATCCAATTCAGACATACGAGCATGATTTTCTCTAAGAGCTTGGTTATCTTCATGAACCTTTCCAACTACACTAGAAAGATCTGAACCAAATGCAGCCATCAATTCTACAAAATCACGAGCAGCATAAAATCCTTTACCTTTCATTGAAGTAATCATTGTCCAAAAGATAGTAATACTTGTACCTCTTAATTTAATAATTCCATCCCAGTCCTTTTCTCTAGTTACTGGTTGTTGTTCTTTCATATTAGAGTATAACATAATCAAACCTGTTGCAGTAGTATGACCCCAATCAGCTTCTTTTTCTAAAAACTTCATTATTTGTTTATAAAGTTTTACAGAACCTACTGGAATATCATACTGATTAGTTTGAAGACTTCTAAGCAATTCTTCATTCTTTTTTAATGCAGCTCTTTTATCTGCAATAATTTCACTCATTTTTCTTGGAGTGTATTCAGATTTTTCTTCTGTGTTTAATTTAATTTCTTTTGCCATCTTTATTTGTTTTTGTTTTAGGTTTCGGCGTTGCTGCCTGAAATTCTTTATTAATGTTTCCACATTTACTACATTCCATCGTATCTAATGGTAATAATCTATCTTGGCCGTCTGGTGAAATAAACCTACTTACCTTTCTTAAAAAGAAAGCCGGTCTGAATACATTATGACCACATTCATCACACACTATTTCTAATGTTGAATCTAAATCAATGTTCATTTGTTTTCCTTCCATTGCCATTATTTAATTATATGGTGGACTTATTATTTGTTTTAACTTTATTAATTGCATTTAATTTATATTCAGAATCAATATGATTAGAATTCACAAAGTCCCATAAGCTTAATTGTGGAACTGAAGGATGAGGTTGTGTTTTAGCCCATCTCCTAGCCTTTACAAATTCTTCTGGTGACCATCCAAATGATCCTTCGTGTTTTGGTAAAAACCAACTTCTAATTTTCTGATATAATTTAAACATAATCCATTTATTATTATATGTAATTTTTAAATTTAGTTTAAGTAAGTTCTTACATAATCTAAATCTTCTTGTGTATCTATTCCTTTATATAAACCATCCGCAAAAGCATATGTAAATTCAATTCCATTCTCACCCCATCTTAGTTGCTCAAGGTTTTCTACAATTTCATTTGAAGTTTCAATCATTATGTTATTATCAATACGTTCTGCCATTGCTTTATTAAACCCATAAATTCCAATATGTCTTTTAACAAATAAAGGAGATCCGAATAATGGGCTCCTAGTAAACATTATTATTCTTTCTTGATCATAAATAGCTTTAACAGTATTTCTATCAAGTTTTTGCTTCGGGGTAATTGAACCTATTAAAGTTGCTATACAATAAGGATCTCTATATAATGTAGCAATCAGATTATTAATATCCTGTTCATTAATTATAGGTTCATCACCTTGTACATTTATTACAAAATTATAATCATCCTTGTAGGATTGATAAGCTTCTAAAATTCTATCAGTTCCTGTTAAATGTTTAGGATTAGTCATGACTGCTTCTCCACCAAAATTATTTACTGCTTCAAAGATAAGATTATGATCGGTAGCCACTACAACTTTATCTGCTTTAGATTTTTGTACGGCTTCATATACCCACTGTATCATAGGCTTGCCATTAATGTCAGCTAAAGGTTTTCCTGGTAACCTAGTGGATCCCCACCTTGCAGGTATAATTGCAATTACTTTTTTCATTAGTTATCTAATTGATAATCACTAGGAGGTAATTCATTTAATAAACTACCAGGTGGATATTTTGATTCTTCTTTACTTTTTTGTCCTAAATAACCACTGTGATGTCTTTTTGAATATTCCTTTTTAGTAAAGCCTATTGCTTTCATTGTTTCAACTACAAGCAGATCACCCATAACAGTCATAAGAGTTGTTGAAATTGTAGGTGTTAATCCTAAAGGGCAAATTTCTTCAGCATCACCAATGTGTAAACATATATCTGATTGTTTACATAGTTCACTTTCTTTTTTGCCTGTTATGCTGATTATATGAATATTAGGATATATGTTTTTTGCTAATTGTATTAATTCTAAAATTTCTCTAGTCTTTCCTGAATTGGAAAGTAAAAGTAAAACATCACCTTCTTGTAAAATTCCTAAATCTCCATGTTGTGCTTCACTAGGATGTAAGTAAACAGATGGTGTTCCAGTTGAACTAAATGTGGTTGAAATGTTTAAAGCAATTTGCCCAGCTTTACCCATTCCTGAAGTTACTAATTTATTACAACCTATAATTAAATTAACTGCACCTTTATAATTATTATCTAAAGGAATATTTCCAATAGCATCAATTTCTTTTTGTAAAATCTTTTTAATATTTTCTATCATTATATTGTATTTTTATTTACCAAGTTTCTGGTAATCCAGTTACCTTAAGCTTTAAGAATTTATTACTTATAGGATTCTTTCCTAGAAGTGAACATACTTTTAAATAATCATTATCATTAGAAACATTGATAGAAATAAAGTTATCCTTATCTTTAAAAAATTCTTTGATTTCGTTATTATATGATTCATATGAAGCTATAAAATTATCTTTATCATAAGGTTGTAATTCTTTACCAAATGTATAAGATAAGTAATCATACATAAAACTATTATAGTTTTCAGTTTTCTTATATCCGTATGAAACTTCAGAAACATCGTCCCATGAAGGATTATCAGAGGAATAAAAACCTCGGTGAAAATTAACAATAGAATTATACCACTGTTCACTTGAATCTCTTTCACTTAAAATATAAATAGCATCTGGATATTTTTTATAAATAGCTTTCCACACACCGGGTATACTAAACGGAACATCCTTAAATAATTCTATATCATTTCTTTTCTCAACCCAATCAGTAACAGCTTTTAAATTACCTTTTGCTACACTATGCATTAGTAATTCTCCTTCAGGCATAAACACTCTTTTTGCATTACGATTGTATTTACCTAATTCTTTAATAGATTGATAAAGAGAAGTTGTACCGGTCTTATTATATCCTATACAAAATATTTTCATAATAATAAATAGTCTTGTTTTCCTCCTTCTTTAAACCATGCTCTACTTTTAATCCCTGCCCATGCATCCATCGTTGCACCCATGTCTATAGCAATCTTTCCACATTCATCTCTAAGAATAACACCATAATCTTTTTGTAAACCTATTCCCATAATTACAATATCTTCTTTTATGTTTTTAAAGTTACTTATAAATTCCTTTCTGTTATTAAAATTAAGAGAATGTGGATGATGAGTGTAACCTATATTAACATCAAAAAACTTTTCTAAATTTTTACTTTTATGTAATTCTACATTAGGTGAAATTATATGAAAATCTTTACCTTGGATAATATCTTTAAAACCTTGAATAGAACCTAGTTCACGTGACCTACTTACCATGTGATTACATATTTTCAATTTTTCTGGATTTAAACCCATACCTTTTACAATATCAGTGTTAATAGACCATGCCCTATAAAAAGATCTTAATTGACTTGCTGAATGTGATAAATTTCCAAAAGCCCAATCTTTATTCATTAATCCTATTATATCTGATTTGATAAAAGCATTTTTTAATACTCTATTGCAATCATTATAAAAAGAATTAATTTCACTAGGATACTTATAACCCCAAAGGTTTAAATTTTTAATTAAGAATTTTTCACGAGCATTTTTATTGATAATAAAAATTTCGCCATCTCCAAATCTAGTTAAAGCAAATGGTGTATTAGTTCTAACTTTTTCTTTTAAAATTTCAACTAATGTATTATCATTTATTGATGGGTGTAAATATTCGCTCATCTTATAATTTATTGATTGTAAATTTTAAACTTACTTAAATCTGGATATGGCATTTCTTTATCTTCATTATAAATAGGCATTCCATTTAAATCATAAAACTGGCCCATCAATAATATTCCTCTTGCTGCTAATTCTGGCATCATATAAAAATTCCAACCTAACATATCAAAATTATCATCATGATATGAAACTGGTCTTCTCCCGCTATATCTTGCTCTCCTAAACCAAAGATAGGCATCATAATCATCAGTTAAGATGGCACCACCTTTAGATAATTTAAAATGTTTATAAGGTCCTGTAAAGGAACAACACATATGAGTATTAGGTTTATACATATTATGAGTAAAAGATAATGCAGCATCCCATACATTAGATCCTTTAAGTGGATACGCACCTTTAATTGTTTTTCCTTTTACCTTTTCCCAACCTACTTTTAAACCTGCATGAATAATCTCACAAGGTACTGATGGGTAAGTACGATTAGGAATAGTTATTGTATTGTTCTTAATACTCTTCTTTACATGATTTTCATAGTATAAAGCTAAAAAGAGCCCATTACTTGCATTATCTACAGTCACAACATATTTAGCACCAGTGTAATTTGCTAATTGATTTTCAAATGTTTCAGTTACATCATATATGTTTTTCATAATAAGAGTATTTATTTTTATATGTTTAAAATTAAGATTGTTTAAAAGGGCAAGATTCATAAAGAAGATCTAAATCAATATCAATTTTATAATCTACAAATTGTTTTTTAATATCTAATAATCTTATGTTAGGAGTACATAAAATAGGTTCAATGTCAGTCCTTTTAACTGATGCATAATAATCTCTAAACTTAAAACACGAAACCTTTCCTTCATATCTTTCCATACCACCAATTGTTCCACCAAGAACTATCCACTTAGAAGGTACACCATAAGCATCTCCAGCAATAACACCATGTAGAGAACTGGACAATATTCTATTACAACTTTTTATTTCATCTACCACTTTATTAATAGGATCGAAAATATCAATGATTTTTACATGTTTCATTTTTCTAAACCTGTCTAACCAAGGATGGTTTTTATCTACGTAATGAGGAATAATACCCCATTCATATTTCTTATCAATATTAGGATTGTAAAATCTTGGATAAAGTAAAGCAGGGTCTCCATAAACTTCAGGACAATCAAATCCTTGTTTAATTAAACTATCTCTAGTTAAAGGTCCTCTTACTGCATGAATTTTTTTAGGTTTAACTTTTAATTTATGTTCATATCTCATTAAACCTGTACCCCATATTTCACTCCCTTCAGACATAGATGATTGTAATATACTTCCTATACAATAATATCTTTGTTCATTACTCTTTTCACCGGTTTTTATCCAATTAATATTTTTACCTGAAATATGTTTTGCTAAAACAGGATTAAGAGCATCACCCCAGTTTTTTCCATCTTTATTCCACCAAGAAACATTTATGCTTTCTTTTGGTTTCATTTCTTCGTAAGTTTTTATTATTTTTTCTAAATACCATTTTCCTACGTGCTTTTGTGTTAATTTAGTTTCCCACAGATGCAAAATATTTTTTCTTATTCTTCTAATTCTCTGAGGATCTGCTAATAGTTTTTTAACAGTGTCTTCAAATTTATTAGGATCATCACAAAATACACAATGAACATTATCTTCTAATACAACATCATTACATAATGGATAATCCTTACCTAATGGCTCTGTTATCATTATAACACCTTGTTCTAAAAATTCACATACTTTCCAACCTAAGTATGATGTAGCACTCCAAATAAAAGCTGCATTAGTATCTAATAATCTTTTCTCATAATTTTTTCTACCTATCATTTTAAAAGAAGTATTAAATCCTCTCTTATTCATATCCTCTGCAATCTTTTTAAGTTTAAATCTTGCATGAGACCATGGGTACCATTGTTTGCTTGTATTAATATGTCTCATTTGAGCAGTAAGATCAATAGGTCTTGGTCTATTAAGTATATTATTCTTATCCCATTTATAATTAGAATCTTCAGTCTCCCAGGTTCTCCATAATCCACAAGGTACTATTCTATTTTCATATTTACCATATATTGAATAATCTATAACATTAGGACTGTAATGAAACTTAAAAATAATTTTAAAATCATGATCTGCCATATCTTTAAGATTAGCTGGAGTAAATTTAAGAGAGTCCCACCATGCAATGTAACCAACCAATTCATCATTAACATAAATAAATTCTGGTTTAATGTTAGGATCGTGCTCTATATCAGCACCAGTAGTTTTTAATGCTGCTAAGATATGCCTCGTATAATGATGAGAAAAGTTTATTCTTATTTTATGATTATTCATTATATGAATTTATTTTTTAAATGGACAAGCTGCCCATAATTTATCTAAATCTATATTAATCTTATAGTCATAAAATTGATTATAAACTTCTTTCAATCTAGTGGTTTCAGTTATTCTTAAGGGTTCTCTATCTTTTCTTCCTACAGACATAAAGTAATCTCTGAATTTAAATCCTTTACCAAGAACTTTATCCGAAAGTTCTATCCAAGTAGAAGGTACACCATAAGCATCAGCTGCAATAATACCATGCAAAGAACTTGCAGCTATTTTTTCACATTCTAATATTTCATCAACTACTTTGTTAACAGGATCTAATATGTTAATTATTTTAACTCCGTATCTTTTACATCTTTGGATCCAAGGATTCTTTGCATCAATGTAATGAGGAATAATTCCTATCTTATGTTTCTTTTTAATATGCATAGGATTATATAATCTTGGATAAAGTAAAGCAGGGTCTCCATAAACTTCAGGACAATCAAATCCTTGATTTATAATTATTTCTCTAGTAAGAGGACCTCTTACAGCACAAATCTTTTTTGGTTTTTTAGATAATCTACGATCATCCCCTATAAAACCTGGACCCCATAAAATAGTATGTTCATCTGCCCACTGTAAAATACTTCCTAATACAATATATTTTTGCTTTGTATTACCATCATTAGTATTAACCCATTTAAGTTTTTTACCTGATATTCTTTCAATCATTACTTTATTTAACGCATCTCCCCAGTTAGGTGTATGTTTATACCATCTTGCATATATTGTATTATCCATTTCTATATTCTTCTATTTTTTGATGAATTATAATTTCTTCAGGTATTTTATCTTCTTTATTTAATTTCTTTTTCTGTATACCTAATCTTTGATTATGTGAACGATAAAAATATAAAGCTTCATTTATTTGTCCAACTTTAATATCAGCATTTAATAATTTCCATAACCATAAAACATCTTCACTACCATATCTTAATGGAACAACTTCATGCTTTTGTAAACTTTTTCTAAAGAATGCAGTAGCGCAAGCAGTATTAGAATGTAAGCTTCTATAATTAGTTTTATCATAAGTAGAAACATCAATTTTAATCTCATCACCCATTGGAGTAAATGCTCCTTTATTTTCTTCATGGAATCTTTTAAGATAAGAAAAAACAATATCAACACTAGGATTAGAATCTAAGTAATTAACGCATTTGGCTAGCCTATCACCTTTCATATAATCATCACTATCTAACCAAACACCAAATTCAGTAGAAAGATTCTTTAATAATTTATGCCTGGAATAACCTATTCCGTGGTTACTCTTACCTTTAAGATATTGAATTCTATTAGGAAAACTAAGTTGCAAATTCTTAATAATAGTAGAAGTATTATCAGTACTTCCATCATCATAAATTAAAATATTAAAATCTTTATAGGTTTGTTTAAAACAATTACTAATTGTTTTTCCTAATAAATCTCCTCTATTATGTGTAGGTATAAGTATAGTTACTCTTTTCATTTTATTTCTTATTTACATCATTTCTAAATCTCCTACTTGCCTGGAAGTGTTCAATGACAGGTACTATGTTAGGATACATACCTCTCATACTATCAAATATCATAGTATACTCTGGTGGTAAATTTTTGTAAGTAAAATTAGAATTCTTTTTCATTTTATTAATAACTGTATCAAGATTCCACTGTTCCATACGTTTAGTCTTATTACCTTCCTCAATATTAATGTCTCTCCACATTTCACATATCTGTTTTGTTCTTTCGTTGTTTTCCATATAAATAGTTCCACTTAAACATTCATTCTTTCTCCATCTAAAGTCTTGCCACCTTACAGCAATATCACATTTATAATTTTTAAATAGATCAGGAGACTTATGAATTACAGCATCACAGTCAACATAAAGTAGTCGATGATTAGGCCACTTAATTAACATATCTAACATAAACCCAGCCTTAAATCTGGTATTAGCTTGCCAATTACCTAAAGTTTTTACTCCACTAATATCATGATTTAAACCTAACCTATTTAAAGATTCTAATAAATTTTGAGCCTCTTCCTCGTATGGTGTGTTTACAGTATAGTAACCAACTATCATCAAATTATCTAAAGTAGAATTATCATTAGGATCTATATTTTGTTGTGATGTTCCATTATGTTTTTCTAAAACATCTCTAAAAGATTCTGTTTTAATATGTGGTGAATTATTTAATATACTTTGTTGAGATAAGTTAATAATTTTCTGTGATCCTTTGTAATTAGCTAAAGATCCTAGTAAAGTTTGCGCATAACTACCTACTCTCTTTTTAAAAGACCTTTGATCATGTTCTCTATATGATTGATGGAAATGAGTTTGGCCAGTATCATTTAAATCAAAACCTAACAAATAAATCTTTTTATATCCTAATAATAATGCAAGCTGAATACCACAGTGTCCACTGTTTTCTCCATTTGAAAATTCATTTATGCTAGATGAAAACCCTTCTTTATTATAAGATTGAATTACACCGTCATACTGCCAAAGATCTTCATAAGCAAAATTTCTACGTGTATCAATAATTTGCCCTCCTTTTAATTTCATATAATGATGAGACATATTAGCTACAAAATAACACTTATGAGTTTTTAGTTTAATTTGATCTATTGGTAATGAAGCTTTAATAAAATAAGAATAATCTGTAGTGATAAAGTATGTAGGATTAGGAACATACTCTACTGCTTTATTTACCGCTATAGTATCAAAACCGTTAAGCTGTGTAAAGTCAAACCCATTTAATGAAGGTCCGCCTCCAATAACAAAACATATATCTTTTTTTACATTTTTAAATTCATTGGTTATAAAATTAATAGGTTTTTTAATAGGTTGTGTTAAAGGAGTTCTAGGAGTTCTATTAAAACTTCTTTTCTGTATATTTTGTTTAACATTATGGATATGATTAACGCTATTAGGTCTAACAGACACTCGTGGAAACTGCTTTGGTTCATTACCATAAGAATGAGGATCTTGTGTTATTTTCTTTATTCTTCGACGACTCATCTCTTTCGATTGTTTTTAATTATAAAATTTGATTTATGATATACTGGTAGATTATTTATCACGGCATTATTAGGGCCATGAATTGGATGAAGTAAAGTTTTATTAGGATCCTTTGAGTTTTCAAAAAATTTAGATTCTTTAATACCATGATGATCTGGAACATAGCAATGTCCTAATTGATTTCTCTGCCTAACTGAACTTTCAAAAAAATCAAATCCTATTAAATCTAATCTCTCAAAATTCATATTTCTATTTAAAAAATTATAAGTACTTATTCCAGTAGAAGGTTTAAATCCTCCTAATTCATTTTTTAATTGATTATAAACATCTGCTTGTACATCATATACATTAGAATATTCCAATCTTTCACTATATATGATAGGGCTTAAAATGTACTTAATAAGATTTCCTCGAATAACATTAGCAGCAAAAGAAGCCGATTTCATACCTAATGATAAAATATTTGTCTTTATACCAATTTGTCTAGAATAAAGGCCTTGTCTCTGGAAATATCCTTTATTAATTCTAACTACAATATCATAACTATCAATTAAACGACCATGTGTACCGTTAAGTATTTTTGAAGAATTACCTACAATAATAATTTTTTTACCTTCACAATATTTCTTTAATTCTTCTAACTCAACCATTGCCATATATTTGTATTATATATTAACTAAAAAGGGACCCATTTCTGGATCCCTCTTTCAGAATTACAAGTAAGTTTAATTCTCAACTTTAGTCATTACAGGTTCAGCCGGAGCTTCTTCTTCTGTGTTTACTACTGGATCATTTTCTGTCCCTTCTTCTCCAGCAGGAGTTGGTGGAACGAATACTTTAATAGCTCTCGCAATTAATTCTGCATCCTCCAAAGTATATGCGCCTTTACCTTGTGCAATTCTAACAGCTTGGATTAAAACATTTAATGCCTGCTGACCATTAAGTTCACCGGTTGGGTTTACTTGTTCTGGATTTTCTTGAGTATTTTCTTCTTTGTTCATGTTAACGTTAATTTTTAAATATATTTAATATTTATATACATAACTAAACAGATTGTTTTACTTTACATCAATAAAATTTTCAGTTTCTTCTTTTATTGGTAATGTTAAAGTTAGAACTCCATTCTCTACCTTTGCCTTAATCTTTTTAGTATTAATTTCTTCAGGTAAAGTAAAGCGTTTATCAAAGGATCCTAACCAAATGTTATCTTCATTAGTGGAGACAATACTTAATTCACCTTTAATCATTTTTACTTTTAAATCTTCTTTAGTTAATCCTGGTATTGCGATTTCCAATATCCAATTTTTATCTTCTTTAATACAATGCCAACCTTTTGATGGTTTTGTAAAAAAGTTTTCAAATTCATCCCAGAAAGGATCTTTTAATAAAGTATCAATATTTTCATTGATTTTTCTTGCTTGTGTTACTGGCTTAAAGCCGTTAATAAATGTGTACATTGTTTTTCTTTTTTTAGTTTTAAACAAGGATTAGTTCCTTATTTTAATTAATATACTGAAAAAACCGTGCCAGAGTGATATTTCTGACACAATGTCCACTTTTTCCTATTCTCTATGTCAGGATGTCCGTTTTTTACCTCCATGATATTCATATCCATGACCTTCTGTAATTAGTGTTTGGTTTATATCCCATTGCTTTCCTTCTACATCCATTATATAAATCTGACCTAATACTCTACCATATTTACCTACACCCTCAGACTTGATCCTAAAGAATCCTGGTTTACTACTGACTTCATTTAATAAGACCTTTAATCTCTCCTTAGCTGCTAATCCTTTTTTCTTTACTTCTAAGTTTCTGGTTCTACTTTCCCACGCATCCATTCCAACAAACCTGATTCTCTTTTTTACCCAAATATCAAAACCTACATCAATAAGAGCATCAATAGTATCTCCATCTACAACCCTTTCTAATTTGCCTCTATAAATATACTTATCCATTTCTTTCTTTTGTTTTCTTTTTCATTTCTTCTAAAAATGCAGTCCATATTTTATTAGCAGCTTTGAGATTCTTTTTCTTTTCAGGATCTTTAGTCCTTTCAATAGCAACCTTTCCTCTTTGCTGCATTACAAGTGTTGCTTGTACTTTATGAGCATGAGTTCTTTTTGCCTTTTTAATTATATCAATACTTTTATTTGCCGTTTCAGCATCTTTAAAACCTAAACCATGAATTGTGCCTTTAGGATCTTCATCTGTATATAAATCAGAATGTTTATCAGATCCTGCTGGCTGTCCTTCTTTACGAGCTATTCTTTTATCAGCTTCAACTAAAAAATCTTTGTAAGTTAGAAAATGTATCATTCTTTTTTCTTTCCTGCAAATTTTTCTAATCCTGCTATACCAAAGCAGCCAAGAACTACTAATGTAAATGAATCATAAACAAACTCATTAATCACTAAGTCCTTTCCAAACCAACCTGTTACCAAGTCAGCTATCATAATAAGACACATTACTAAAAAGGCAATAAAACCAACTATCGCCTTTTCATTCCAGTTGTTATCATCTTTAAAAATGTTCCACATAATTTCCGTTTATTTTATTTAGTCACAAGTATCTGAATTGCAAATATTATTAATGCCGATGCCAATAAATTCATTACAGGATCTTTATCATTACTTCTAACTTCTGTTTTTTGTTTGCAACATTCATCAGCAGCTGGTTTTGTCGATCCACAACTACTTGTTAAAAGTAATGCGGAAAACAATAAAGCTGTAATTTTCTTTTTCATAATTTCCGTCTTTTTTATTTTTATAAAGATACTAACATATCCATTAATTCTTGCTGAGGAAACATATCTACTTTATCTTGACGAACATTAGTATGTGTCCATACACCTTTTAATTTACCAGCCCTAACATCTGGAATATATTCAAAAGCATCAGCTCCAATTGATTTTACTAATTTTGGTAAACCTTCTCTAATATCAATACTATCTCTTTCACCTATAAAGTAAAGCCAATCCTTTAATACTTCTATTTGCCTATTAGAATATCTATGCCATGTCGTATGCCCTCTAAAAGGTTTATCCAATGTAACAATTTGAGATTCAGCTGCAATGGTACCTGCATAGGTTCTACCATTTTTAATCCACCCAAAATTATTTACTTCAATTCCTACAGAGTGTTGGTGCATATTGCTTCTTCCTGTTCCTAAGTGCCAACCCCAACCACCTTGCGGTGTACATTGAACTAAAACACCATCATATTTATCATCATTACCTTTTATAGATGGTCCACCTAATACAAATTCAGTTGCAACCTTTCCTCTGTCATCATTAGCCCAATGATCCACGGTTCTAAAAGGATTATGCCAACCAGCTGTATGGTGTAAAAAAACCCATTCAGGTTTACTATATTTCATATATTCATCTTTAGGTAACATATGTACATGTACATGTAATCCATTTAATGTTTCATATGTTTTTTTATCGAATGAATTAGAAGCTTCCTCAATATCAGTTGTGCATAAACCCATTTTATCCCATGTCATAGGACCAACTATACCATCAGGTTTTAGATTATGTTTTTCTTGCCATAACATTACTTCATCTTTAGTAGCTGGACCAAAATGCCCATCAGCTTCTATTCCAAGATATTCTTGTAATATTTTAACTAATTTTCCGTATGATCCTTTCTTTAATATCATTTTTATACTTTATTTTACAAGCTCAGTTAATTGATCCACGCTTTGCATGCCTATTTTTCTGGCTATTTCTTTTCCATCTTCTATAACAATAAAGCACGGGATACTTCGTACCCCATACTTTTGTGCTATTTCATTTTCTTCATCAACATTAATTTCCACTAAAGGAACTTTAGATGATTCTTTATACTTATTTAATGTAGGCTTCATTGCTTTACATGGTCCACACCATTGTGCCCAAAAATCTACTAATACTTTTCCTTTTGCTGGTATCATAATGTTATCGTTTTCTATATTTATTTTGCAGATCTTTTGTATTTCTCATTTTCATAAATTTCTAACAAATCATCTACAATAGGGTCTCTATGATTTTCCCATAATGTAATTGAAGCTAGCTTTTTTATTTTAGAAGATTGATTATATAAAAATCTAAAACCTGAATGAGATCTTCCTTTTAAATCTACTTGCCCGTCGTCTCCGCATATGATCATCTTAGATCTTAAACCGATACGAGTAACAATCATTTCCATTTGTTCATTTGTTACATTCTGTGCTTCATCTACTATTACACAGCTATCTACAAATGTTCTACCTCTCATAAATGAAACAGGTACAATTTCTATTTGTCCACTTTCAATATAAGGTTGAACCCTATCTTTTCCGTATAAGCTGTACATATTTTGATAAATTGGCTGGACCCATGGATCCATTTTTTGATGAAGATCACCTGGCAAGAAACCAATATCTTCTTTAGATACAGTAGGTCTTGTAATTATGATCTTTTCATAATGCCTTCTAAATAAACCATCTAATGCAACTTGGCATGCTAATAAGGTTTTTCCAGAACCGGCTTTACCTGCTAATAAGGTTATTGTATTTGATAAAATAACATCTTTAGCAAGCTTTTGCTCTTCATTAAGTTTTAATTTAAATGTTATCGGATTTTTGACTTTTCTCTTTTCGCGAAAGACTTCGTCATCGTATGTACGTGCGGGCATATTAAAGTTTTATTTTTAAAATCCTCCGAAATAATAAAATCTAATCTCAAAGGATTATGGTTTTGACTCACCTCTGATAAACGGTCTAGTAGTCAATGGTGCCTTCTTAGGTTTATCTGATTGAGTTTTCGGCGTTGGAATTACTATAGGATCTCCAACTGGTGTAATATGCTCCGTAGGAACTGGCTTTTCTACAACATCAGCAACCGCATTCTCGGTCTTCACCGTCTCAGGTGCTATGTGTACTTCTCCAATTTCAACAGGGGGTTTTGCCTTTTCGGCATCACGAGAATATAAATCTTCTTCCTGTACTTTCTCGCTAGTCTCAGGGATTATTTCTTCTTCTATAACTGGTTCTGCCGATCCAGCTACAGGTGTTTCAACTTCTACAGTTTTCTCTACTATAGGTTGAGGCATTATAGGTTGTGGGCTATATTTAGGATTAGGATCTTCTGGTTGTTCTGGTCTAATATAATCAACTAAAGATTTAATAAAACCTAATGCAACAATAGGAAGTATAGCACCACTTACAATTGATAAAACTCTTTTTTGGAATATAGGTTCTTCTTCCTCTAAACCAAATAATTCAATCCATCCCATATAATCTTCTAAATTTATAAAAGCATGAAATGAATTAGCCATCATTTGAAAACATGTTAAGAGGATAAACAAACCCCAAACCATTGTTCTATTAGTTTTATCTAAAATAATGATAGCAGCTAAAGAAGCAGCTGCACCTAATTCAAATCCTATAGCCAATGCCCAGTTCATTAAACCGTCGTGGGCTAAATCAAAAAATGCTACAGAATTAATCATTGAAATTGTTGCTACTAAAAAGTATAAACTTAAAAATATTCCAATGATACCTAAATGTACTATTTTATTCTTTTCCATATTTAATATTTTTTAACTACAACCGTCATCACATCCATTTTCATAAATTCTAGATGGAATTATTTTTGCTACTTGCAAACATGGTATTCCTGAAGTTTCAGCAGTACCTGCGGTTGTTAGTTCAGTTAATAAGATTTCTGCAAAGATTGCACTTGGACTAGTTTTTGTACAAGCTGGGTCTAAACATATTCTAACTTTACCTTTGTTATGAATTATACCTTTTGCATCTGTATATTGTAAAATAGTCATTAGTAAACCTTTACATCCCGTAGGAATATCAGGCCACCAAAAATTAGCAATGGTACAATCAAATTCATTATACAACATTATTTGAATAGATGTAAATCTTGTTAAATCTAAAGGTTTTCCATCTTTACCAAAAAACTGTAAATCAATACAGCCATTTGTACCTTGCATAATTACAATAATACAATCAACTTGTGCAATAATTTTACCACATAAAGTTAATGCACATTTAGGATCTCCACTAATAGGTGTAGGTACTCCAGGTATTATTGGTGTATTAGCCACATTTAATCTTCTTTTTCTTCTAAGGCATTAATAGAAATTCTTTCTTTATCAGAAATTTCTTCAATTCTTAGAGTTTTCCAAGCAGGAACTGTTTTAATTAAGAAAATCATTTCCTCCTCATTTACTATTTGAGAAGATAATGTATCAATCTCATTAGTTAATGTTCTTTGTTCTTTTTTGATTCTTTCTACTTCAGAATCAACACTACATGATTTAAAATAAGTTAATAACAATAATACTATTATTATTTTAATTCCATGTTTTGCAAAAAATTGGTCAAATTTATTCATTTTATTACTTTTTAAATTCTTGTTTTGGTTTTGCTGTCTGTTCTTTTCCTTTTGGAACTCTGTGATAATTTTGAGTTGACCATGGGTCCTCCTCCTCACATTTACAAGACTCGATATGCTCTCCGCATCGGACACATTCTTCTTCAACGGCTTCCAGTTCATCGTTTACTTTTTTCTCTAATTCTTTGTCAACTCCTTTGTGATTTCCATCCTTATGATCTTTTTCAGTCTTTTCTCCTGCTACTTTAGGTTTTTTATCTCTAACTTCTAAAAGGAATTCACTGTAGTTTTTAATAAACATTGAATTTGATTTTTTTTATATATTCAATCAAAGAGGATACTTATTATGAAATTCCTTTACTAGGTTTAAAAACATTTTTCCATATTTAGTAATATCATCAAAGGTCATTTCAAATACTTGTGGAAAACCATCAGCTTCATTACTTATCCATATTTCACCACCTTTAGGTTTTCTTTTATTCATTTCCCAATAAGCTAATGAATATGCAGCAATTTGCATTTTATAATTTTCTATCCAATCTTCCTTTTTAGGTTTTTTAGATGATTTAAAATCTAAGATCACTAGATGCCCTTTTTCATTTTCATATATAATATCTACCCTACCAGCATACCCTCCCATTAGAGGTGAGAAAAGGGTATCTTCTATGGACACTACATTGTTAATACGATCAAAACATTTAGAATTGTAAAAATTAAAGAAAAGTTTTCTACCTACAGTAGTTTCTTCTTCTGTAAAACCATTTTCTTCTACAAAAGGACCTATCTTTATTTGAGCATCCATTAATCTATCTCTTTGAGTTTCTTTATCAGAACCTAAAAAGTATTCACAAAGCTGATGCATAACAGTTCCTCTATTAGCTGAAAACTTTGATATAGCATCTGCCTTTTCTTCACCTACTCTTTTTCTCCATTTATCAATTCCTGATTTATCAGTCATTGCTCCTAAGATAGTTGTAACTGATGGATACTTTATACCTTCTCCAATATTATAGTACCTCTTTCCGTTTATTGTTTCGGTTGTTGCTAATGATTCTTTTGTAGCCATTTATTACTTATTATCAAATCTACCCCAATTACCTCCACCATCATAATCAACGCTATCAGAGTTTTCTTTAAGACGATCTTGGTATTTTCTATATTCAGGATCGCCTTCTAATTCTCTCCTTTGTTGTTTATGAGCAGTTGTTACCATGTATAAGTAACCTACCATGTAAAGTATAAAGATAATCAAACCTACGACAAACATACCGACTGTCAAAGGTTTTGCTGCGAGGAATATACTACTTTGCACGTTTCTTCTTTTTAGTGGTTGGTTTAAATACTATACTTCTTCTCTGTCTGATTGCTACAGATGCAGATAATATTGAAGGTACCCAAATACCTACAAAGATTCCTTCTAACTGATTTCCTGTAAACCAGAGGGATACTGAAAATAAGAAAGATATAAATGCTAAAATGATAGGATAATAGATACCCCAAAAATTCATTACTTTTTCTATTCTTTTCATTGTGTTTATTTTATATTGACCTGTTTCTTCTTTTCCCATCCCACTGATTCTTTTTAGTTTTACCCATATATTCTAATCTATCAACTTTTCTATTAAATTGATTCCTAGTTTCATTGGTATGAGGATTACCGTTTTGTTGTTCTAAATTACTCATTAAAGATTGTTTATTTTTATATGGAAATAATTAAGAAAGTTTAAGACAAAAAAACCAGTAACATTTCTGCTACTGGTTTAATATGAATTAGTTTAAGTATTATTTTTTATCAAATACTGACCAAAGGATTAATAAAGCAACTAAGCCGATGAAACCACCGTCACCTAATACTTTAACAATCTCCATAACATTTGTTACTACAGAAGTTCCGAAGATACCTAAACCGAAAATAACTTCAGCTAAGATACTTAAAGAAACGAATGATAACAAAATTGTTGTAAGACCTCCTAAGAAGTCACCTATTTTTGAAAATATATCTTTCATAATTTTGATTTTTTTTAAATTAAAGGAAACCAGATCTAATGACCTGGTCTCCTTATACTTTTGGTTTTTATGTTATTAAAATTTCAATCCGAAACCTAACATCATGTTTGTTGTTTTTTCACCCGTGTGATAAACAACCTTTGGCTCTACAAAAACACTTTTGTGTATAGTAAACATTTTACCTAAACCTAATGAAAGGTTATCAGTTTCCATGTCGCCCATTGCAGCATACAAGAAAAAGTCTTGTCCACCTGCATTTACAAAGTATCTAGCATGTAAATCCATTGATAAGTCCTCAGACGAATCAGCTTGTGCCAAAGATAAACCAACCATAAACTTATCGGAAACTCCGTAACCTAAAGTTGGCGAAACTGACCACTCAGTCCATGCAACATCAGCGATGTCACCTGTACCTACGTACCAATCTCCTTTTGCATTTTGCGCAGAAGTTGAAAGTGTAATTCCAACTACTAACATCAAACTTAAAATTAATTTTTTCATTTTTAAAATTTTTTTTTGTTATTAATTTAATTAAGCGGGGAACTATTTCCCCTAACATAGAAAACCTTTTCCTATGTATTTTGTTAGCCTTTCGGCTTTAAAAAGTTTTGCTCTTCTTCTTTTGTCGCATAACCTAACTCCCTCTTGCATTCTGAGCAATACCTTTTAATTGATCTTTGTTCATCAAAATTAATTGTCCACTCTTTATGTTTACAATTATCTTGAATGATTTGTTTTTCTTTTTCTAATTCTTTTAATTTATTTTCAATGTGATTTATGTTATTTAAAATATTATGTTGATTATCTTGTTCCATAACTCAGATATTTTTCCACCATGAAATTCAAAAGCTACATAAGCTAATCTTAATATAAGGATTAGTCCTAAAGTCTTAATAGCTGATTTTGCGAATGGCCATAGTTTTAGAAATTCTCTATCAGGAGATAACACTAAAAGAAATGAATCCGTATCAGGAATAGGATTAAATTCTGGTGAAACATAATCTGCAATTCCTAACTCTAGTAAAAATTTATCATGTTTCCTTAATTGCATTAACACATAACCTTCTTGGGATATCGGAGCTGATACAACTTCTTCTGGTAAATTGATAACTGTATAGATTCTTCCTACCCAGTCAACCCTAAACCCTTTTTCGATTAATTGCTTTTCTGCTTTTTTGGCGATAGATCTAATCTTAAGCCAAATTTTTATTTCATTATATAAATCAAAGATGTACATAGTATTATCTGTTTTTTATGTATCTATGCCTCCGAAAAGACTTTCATACTTTCTAGTTGTTTTCTGACTATTTTTCTTCCACGAAATATGCGGTTTTTCACAGTTTGCAAGTTAATGCCTTTTTCGTGACTTTTCATTAGGTCTAAAATTTCATTATATGACTTTTTATTTAGAAACCTTTCTTCCATAAATCTCTTATACATTGGAGGCAATGCTTTAATTGCTTCAGTAGTTAATCTTACTTTTTCAGTTAAAAGATGCTCTGCTTCCCAGTGATCTGCTTCAGTTGGTGGCATTGAATTATCAACCTCAATATTAGGTAACATAAATGTTGGAGGATCTATTCCTTTATCAGTAAATGCATTCATACTTACCTTTCTATTTCTATATCTTATCCAACCTATGCATTCATTATAAGCGATACGATATGCCCATGTGGTAATTTGATAATCTTCGTTGTATTGATCAATTTTTAAATACACAGTTGTTAAAGTTGTTGAAACTATATCATCAGCAACATGTGGATCTTTTACAATATTATTTACATATGACCATAATCCTGGTCTCATTTTTGCATACAGTTCATTGTATACTTTTTCACTCCTTGTCTTTTTAAATTCTAATGCAAGTTCTTTATACGTTTTCTTTGTTCTTTTAGCCATTTATGAAGTCTTTTAAAGTTAAATAATTTATAGGTGCATATCCCCAAAAATCAGTACAAACATTAAATCTATTTTCAGTACTGAGATCTGTTTTATGAGAGAATACTGTATGGCCATGCATATGAAGAGTGCCTGAATCTTTACCATTCCAAACGGATAAAGGATAATGACAAATAACAGTATCAAAATCTATAAGATCCATTATTGCATCTTTTAAAAACTCAGCTTTAGGAAATTCATGAATTACTTCCTTTAATGCTTTATCCGAATTACCTTCTAAAAAATAAATTCTTCCATTAAGTTTTTTCAATACTTTACGAGCAGTAGTAGGATCCCATGCAAAATTTCCTAAATGAAATACTACATCATTCTTTTTTACCTTTTTATTCCAATTCTTAATTAAAGTAGAATTCATCTCTTCTACATTTTGAAATTTTCTGTTGGCTATCTGAAGTATTTGTGGTCTACCGAACCATGTATCAGAAGTAATATAAAAATCTTTAGGTATTTCTTTATTCATATAATTGATTTACAGTATATTGTTTCATAATATACAGATTAAATATAAACAATTTTGTTGGGAACTGAAAAGGTTTTAAGAACTTTTTTCTCTTAGAGAATAAATTCTTTACCATCAATGATATTTTGATAGTTAACGCAGCATTTAGATTTTTTAATTTGAGCTGCATTTTCCTTCAAATTAATTTTGTAAATAGGTTGTATGTATTCTTCATTTAAATAGGTTTTAAATTCTTGTGGTAATTCCTTACCATAAAAATCTTCATATACTTTGACATAAACTCTTGCCATCTTATCAGCGGCCATTCCTGATGCTGAGTTAATTTCTGCAACCCAACAATTACCACTCTTATCAATCATTAAGTCGATTGACCAAAGACCAAGTTTTAATTTTTCTCTAATAGTTTTACAAATGTTATTTACTTCATTCATAAAATCTAATTTATTCATATCTTGATCTACATAGGTAAATTCAGTTTGCTCATCTGCATCTTTATCTTTAATTTCATTTTCATTTAAAGAAACTCTTTCATGAACTAACACAGGTTCTTCATTCATTAACAAAACTCTGAATTCTTTATCTAAATCCTTTGCCTCTGAATAATTTTCAAATTTACCTTTACTTTTTTCTAAGTCTTCATAAGTATCAAATATCTCAATACCTAAACCTGAATGACCATCATCAGGTTTTGCAATTACAGGAAATTGTAAATCTTTTGCATCTTCTTTTTTATAAACAGCCTTTGGAATAAAATCAGTATCCTCAAACATTTTATAAAACTTACTTTTATTACCGCTCACCTTCATTGCCTTTGGTGAATTATACATAACATTTTCAGATATGTTATATCTCTTTATAAAATCTAATCCTTCTTTAGAATTTCCACCATAATAAATAAGAGGTAAATCAGAATTAACTTCTAATACTTTTCCATAATCACCTTTTGCATAAAATGAATTATATAGCTTTTCTAAACAAACATCGTTTATTTCACCATAAATTCTTTTATTATTTTTTCCAGTAAGACCTTCTAATTTTTCTCCTGCTAGTAAAAAATTAACTTTGTTTAAATAATCTTCATGTTCAGCTGCTTCATTTAAACCTAATATGTCTTTAACTTTTTGTAGTTCTTTATCGTCACCTTTAATTGTTGCAACACCTCCAATATCTCCAACTATCTTTATCTTAACGCCTCTTAATTTTCTTTGGACTTCTTTCTCATCCCAAAGATCGTAAGCAGGTCCAGATATTTTTAGTTTACCTTCAGTAACTACTGATTCATTTAGGTACTTTTTCCATTCTCTATATTCAGGAGCCATATTAGTTCCTCCAACCTCATTATCTTTTAACTTATCTTGAGCATCTAAGTAAGCTCTACTTCCGCTTGTGAGTTGAACAGCAAATTTCTTTTTCAGATTAACGGCAAATAGACCACCAGGTAAACCAATTAAGAATGTACCTTTAGGAGCTTTCATATAACCTTTACCAGCAAACTGTAATGTACGTGGAATTCCACCAGTTGGTTGAATGTTATACTTTAACATTGCATCTTTTAGTAAAATAGCCTGGAAGTCAATTCCTTCATTTACAAATTGTACTGATTCATCTTTATTTAATAAATCATCTCTACCTAATTGCTTATATACTTCAATTCTGGTCTTTTCCATCTTATCAGCATATTTAGGATCACTCTTTCTATTAAATACTACTTGTTGAGTTAAAGAACCGCTAATTCTTTTTAAGTCTTTCTTTCTGGTTTTAATTAACCATGCGGCTAATTTCTTAGGACTTAAATCTCTAAAGCGACCTTCAGCATCAGGTGCATCAGAATGGTGGAAGTCAGGAGCTCCCTTAGGTTTCTTCTCTGTTATGAATTCTTCAAAAAGTTTTAGATATTTCAACACTTTGATTTATTTTATTATATATCAGAGTCCTTACTATAAGATGATAACCATCGGAATAGTGGATCATTGAAAATTTCTACAATTGGAGTATCATCTAATATGTTATCTTCTAAAAGATTCATATTATCAGTAGGATGACCTTTAGTTGTAATAAGATTTTCTTTTAAAGGTGGATAAGACATTTGCATAAAAGGTTTATCTAACATTCTTTTAACTAAATCAAAATGCCTTTCATAAATATGAAGTGAATGTACAATATGAGTATAGTTACCCATTTTAAGATTAGGATACCACACTTGTAAATGCTTTAACATTTGTTGTTGTAATAAACAGAAAAATGCAATGTCAGTTGCTGTACCTAAGATAAGATCATTTGATCTCATATCAACTGTAAAGTTTAATCTGTTATCTCTGATTTGAAATACACCATTAAGAGTACATACAAAATCTTTATTACCTTGCCATTGATGAGATGGTTTATTAAAATGTAAAATTGCTTGTCTTGAATCTCTATCTTCTATTAAAGAATCTAATGCCCATTGCCATTGATTTCTACCATCAGAAAGAGGTTCTTTAAATATAAGATTACCATAAGCAGAATTTACAGTACCATCACCGTTATCTAATTGTTTCCAAAACTTTGAAAACTTATCAATAAATTCAATATCCTTCCTGCCTGTAAAATACCAAACAGTTTCACCTGCAATATATTTAAATTGACTACTCCTTACTTCATTTTCATAAAGTGGAAAATAAGGATCATCTATTATTAAAGCTGCATTACATATTTCCTTAATCTCCATACCTCTTGGTGAAGAAGTATATTCAGGACTTTCTAATGTATCTCTTAATGCTAATTCATAAACATCCGCAAATGTATCTCCTCTGTATGTTCTCATTTTTTATTTTCTTCTTTTATTTCTTTTAATGCTACTTGCCATCTATCTCTTACCTCGTGGTATTTGTACTTATCATCATTACGTAGCTCTTTTAATTTTTCATCAAATTCTTTTCTTAAACCTAATTCTTCTACTTCAGTAGTGATTTCATAAAACAGATCTTCCCAGGTTCCCATTATGAAAAAAGTTTTAATTGTTCTTGTTCTCCAGTAACAGCATTTTCATGTTTTAGGAAACTTAAAATAAGATGTGATACCTCTAATGCACTCATATTACCTACATCAATATGTAGCTTATTTTTAATTGTACTTAATTTATGAGCCCTATTAAAACCATCAATCTCAGCTTTAACTTCTTCTTCATTACCATAGAATGATTTTCCATCATCTCTTTTTAGAATGTTATGAGGACTATTTGTTAATGTAATTAAATATAAATTCTCTCTTAATGCTTTTGTATATTTCTTTTCAATATCAAAAACATAATCACCAGAGTAACCTCTATAAAGAGGAGAATAAACAGTTTCACCTAAATGAGATCTATTAAATATAAGGTTAATAGGTTCATCACCAGGTTGCTCTGCAATTTTAGATTTCATCATTAATTTAAACATTCCATCATACATCTTTTTAGAATAAGTTGCATGTAGATCCTTATCATTTCTAAACGGTAAAGAGGAATAATGTAATTTATGAAAGACGTGATTAGACATTCTTTCAATTATTAAATTTTGTTGAGTATCTTTACCTACATTATCGGTACCTTCTATAATAATGAATTTTTGCATCGGTTTATTTTTATATGTTTAAAAGTTAGGATTGTTTACTACAATATCAAAATCAGTAAAGCCTTCAAAATCTTTTTCATCAGCGGCTAACCTTCTTTCAATTTTATCATTTACATCACCTCTTTCTTCTAATCTCTTTCTTCTGATTTCTAAAGGTATATCTAAATAAATGATAGTACATTTTTTTCTTTCAATTGGATTGATTGCACTTACACCTTTTGGTGTCATAACAAATAAATTACAAGTCTCTTTAAATTGTTCTATACTAGATCCGTAATACCAACCATTAAATTGAACATATTCATACCAAAAATTATTTTCAGCATAATGTTTAAAATCTTCTTCTGATATAAAGTAGTAATCTCTACCATCAATTTCACCTTTTCTAGGAGGCCGAGTAGTATAAGAAGTACCATATTTAAAGCCTCTACCTTCTAAGACCTTTCTCATATGATCTTTTCCGGCAGCGGCCTTTCCTATAAGTATAACTTTATTCATCAGCAGTAGGTTGTGGTGTTTCAAATGTTTTTTCTAAAGTTTTAACCACATCATCGGCTTCAGCCAATTCTTCAGCTAACTTTACCATTTCCTCTATATGTTGAGGGTGTTCACCAATTCCTACAGGATTAGTTAAATAAATTGTTAGTGTTGCTAACGCCTTTTGCTTCTTTGCTTCAAATTGAGCTTTAAGAGCATCATAAAGTACATTTTTATTTGTTGTCATATTAATCTATTAAAAGTTGAGTATGTTCATAATTATTTTTAATCTTCTCGTTGAAGAATTTACCTGTTGATTCTGATTTACATAGTTCATCATATAAATCTGATTCAACATTTTTATATTCATATAATGCACCACCATTAAATTCTACCTTTAATGTTTTACTTGCAAAATTGTAAATATATTTGTTGATCATTGATGAATCAACAGTTGTTGTTTGTTCTTTAATCATTTTCTTCTATTTTTATATAGTATAGTTTTTTAACTTCCGTTACAGATAAATGTTTAGTGGCAGCTAACCATTCCCATGCCTTTTTTTCTGTCTCTGCTTTACAGGCCAATCTACAATCATCTTTAATACAAAACCTATATTTTACCATTTTATTTTTATATGCTTTTTTTAAAAAAAGTTTACTTAATTGCTGCCTTTAATTTTTTTAAATCTGTCAAATACATTTCTTTAGGATCTGTTGCTTTTAATGTTTTAAGAGCAATAATACAACCTTCTTTCTCCTGTAATAATTTTTCATATCTTTCTTTTGTTAAAGAATGAATAGCCATTGATAAAAGATAATCATATGATCCATGTACTGTATCATAATCATTTGTTTTTAAGTAATTAACAATCTTTTCTTTAGGTATATTATTAACTTTTAATTTACCTTCAATAATATCTTTAATAAATCTAGCTTTATTTGTAACTAATGCTAATTGTTTTTCTGTTTTATCAATTAAATAATCTTTTCTTGTTTGATACCAACCTAACCTAACTTGTACAAAATGTTTTACAATTTCCTCAGCTTTATTAAAAATCTTTAATTCACCGTTCTCATCAATCGTTGTTAAGTTTTCAGTTTCTTGAGTATTCAATCTTAATACTCTTTCTAATCTATTTTTTGAAAGTAAATCTTTTAAGACAGCTCTTTTAAATTTTAAAACATATTCAATAGTTTCTGAGGAGTTATCATCATAAGCAATAATAATTCCTTTCTCCATTAAAAGATTTAAAATTTCTTCATATCTTTCATATGTATAATTTGGAGGAATAGAAGTTATTTTTATTGTATTTGAATTTACAATTTCATATGAGCCACTTATTTTCCATGTTTTAGGATTTTCAGTATCTCTAGTAAATGTTCCTCTGAATTCTTTAACCCAAGGAGTTAATGTTTTCATTCTCTTTCCGTTAACTTCGGAAATACATGCATTAACAACATCTATAGGATTTCTATTTAAAATATTTGTAGCAAAACCTACAGCAATACCTGATGTACCATTTAAAATAACAGTAGGAACAATAGGTAAGAAATACTCTGGTTCAATTTTTTCACCTTCTTCTATTTTATTACCAAGTAATTCAAAATCTTGGTAAAGCAGTCTAAAGTTAGGATGTAGTTTAGCACTTATGTAACGAGGTGCACCAGCAGCAGGAGATCTTAAAGATCCAAACTGACCTATACCTTCTAATAATGGTAATGAATTTTTAAACTTTTGAGCCATACCAACCATTGAAGATTCTAATGAAGTATTACCATGATGATAAAATGCCTCAGCTGCTACTCTACCTGCAAGCTGAAATAATTTCATTGGCTTTTCATTACCGGTTTTCCATATCTTATTTGCGATATAAACAACTTTTCTTTGTGTAGGTTTAAGACCATCAATACAACTTGGTATTGCTCTGTTCTCTACAACATATTTAGCATATTCTAAATATTCTTTATCAAAAAATGAAGTTACTGTTCTATTCATTAAAATAATGATTTTTTGTTTTTAATTTCTACGGCTTGACCTAATATCTTTCTTTTACGAGGTTCAGAGTTCTTAGAAAACCATATATCTAATGTACTGTTAAATTCTTTATCTTTAGTTAAGGTGAATGTTTTCGGGCTTCTAATGATCTCCTTGTATTCTGCATCCTCTAATGCAGCTAAACCTTTTTTGTATTCAATAGACCATTTACTTAAACTTCTCTGTTTAGATTCCCATTCTTTATAATCTTCTTCTGTATAAAAATTTAAAGATTCATTACCTTTCTTTGCAACCATTAAAGGAGTTTCTACTTTGAGTATCTTTCCTTCACTAAATAGTTCTGGCCAATACTTACCTAAGAAATTAATTAATAAAGCAGAAATTGAATTACCATCAACATCAGCATCAGTGTACAATAAAATTTTACCATATCTTAAATCCTTAGGTTCATGACCAATCTTTAATCCTATAGCAGCCATCAGGGATTGTACCTCTTTATTCTGTACAACTTTAGATGGTGGTAATTCTCTTACATTAATAAATTTACCTCTTAATGGAAAGGCTCCTTGGTATTGTGGTTCTCTATATCTTCTAAATGCAGATGATGCAGAATCACCTTCAAAAATTGCAAGTGTACATTTATCTCTGATACCTCTTTTCTTTGCATCAATAAGTTTAAGTACTTTTGTTTTATCTAAACCTTTATTAAGTCTTCTTAACTTTTTTCTTTCATCAGCATCCTTTTTTCTCTGTACCCAATCTAATACAGATTGTATGATTTCAGAATTTAAAACTTGCCTTAAAACTTTATCACTTAAAATATGTTTAGTACCAAAATCTTTAGGTGATGTAATTAACTTTTCTTTTGTTTGAGATGAAAATGCTGGATTAATAATTGTACAATTTATAAACAAATATAAATGTTGCCTTAATTCAGAAGGTTTTACATCAACCCTATATTTTCTTTTTATCTTTTCTCTAAGGAATGAAGTTATCTGCCAATCAATATCATTCACATGGGTTCCTCCATCTTTAGTTTCAACAGAGTTAACAAATGATATAGCTTTAAAGCCAGTTGTTGAATGACCTATACCTATTTTCCAATGTTCTGATTGTTCATAAAATATTGGAGTAACATATCTGCTTGCATAATCTTTAAATGTTCTAAAAGAAATAGGATTACCATTTAAGAATATTTTTAAGGAAGGATTACATGCAGCAATATCAATAAGCCTTTTTGTTATCATTAAGTAATGATGCCTATCAATACCTTTTAAACCAAATCTTTCAAAATCAGTAAGATAAGTTATTTCAGTATGTTTTGTTTTCTTTTTAGTTATCTTTGGCTTTGTTCTTTCAGCCATATTATTGGTAAAGGTTTGGTTGAATTGTTTTTTACCATCACAAGTTTGAATTTTAAATTCTTTACTAAATATATTTGTTAATGTACTACCTACACCATTTGTTCCTACAACAATTCTATCTTCACTATCATCAAAATTACTTCCTGTCTTTAAATTTGAAAATATCATTTCAGGAACCCACTCATCATACTCTTTATGAATCTCTACAGGTATACCTCCATTATCCCAAACAGAAATTAAACCACTTTCTTGATTTAATTCTATTTTAATTCGATTAAGTTTAGGATTTCTTTTATGCTCATCAACAGAGTTAGAAATAATTTCATCAAAGAGTTTTAAGAAACCTGGATTATATGTTACTTCAGTTAATTGAAATTGATCTTTTCCTTTAATAGGTAAAAATACTTCTTCAGTATGTGGCTTAATTGATCCTACATACATACCTGGTCTTAATAATACATGTTCTGTATCGGTTAATTTCTGGTACTTCTTTTCAATGCTTACTGCCATGTATGTTTATTTTTATATGGTAATATCTTAAGTTTGTTTATTATAAGTATTTTTTCATTACAACATTATTAACCTTAAAACCGTTCTTAGAATAAAAATTTATAAGCTCTTCTTTACAAAACAGTGTTATCCTATAACATCCTCTTTTCTTTGCAGAATTAACTAATTCGTTAATCAGATCTACACCTACATTCTTTCCTCTCATTTTCTTATCTACAACAATATCTTCAATATGTCCTGCAACTTCTCCTCTGATTTTATTTTCAATTACACAGCTACCATAAGCAACTACAAAATCATTTTCATCTACACCAACAATAGAGTTATTACTTGTATTTTCTAGAAAATCTTTCCAAATTCTTTCTGATTCAAATGGATTAATTTCTTGTTCTTTTAGTTGATTAAGAAGTATACATATTTCAGCAAAGTCTTTTTGTTCTACTGGCCTAAATTTAATGTCTTTCATTTAAAAGATTTTTTAAGATTCATATTTAAAGAATTTAAATAAACAGCATAAAGAGGAGTGTGATCATATTCTTTCCATTTAAATGCCCAGTTTTTAATTAATTGTTTAATAGCTGGGTAATGTATGAATTTATTCTTCTTATTTCTAATAACCCTAATCGCAAATTCAAAATCTTCTTTCATCATGTTTATTTTTTGTGGAGAATATCGGAGTCGAACCGATGACCTCCTGCGTGCAAGGCAGGCGCTCTAGCCAGCTGAGCTAATTCCCCATGTGGTGGAGGTGGTGGGAATCGAACCCACGTCCATTAAGCATTCATAAAAAACATTATTACAGCTTAGGATAAGTTTTCTTAAACTTCCAAAAATGGATAACTTTTATTAGAACTCTTTGGGTGGTGTGGTTCACGGAATAAGCTATCATTTCCTTTCACACGTTACTACTTCCTTTTACATCTAACTTATTTACAAGTATACTCAATAATATGATGTGCATTTACTTACCTCTTAGGCAGCCATTGCAAGTTCAGTGTTTCCACTTAACATTGATGTAGGTCATCACCCAGTGCTGTGTTTAAAACTTCAATCAAAATGTCAAAGCCAGGCACCCCCATAATTTCAAAGATCGGTTTTATATATTGTAGTTTACTTTAGGATGTAAATGAAATGCACGTTTCATTGCTTCATACGCTTTTAGAGATCCAAATCTGTTTTCTGTACCTATATGCCATTCAATCATTTCATCCCTATCATATTCTCGATATTCTTTCCAATCGTAAATAGTAAAGTGTACATCATCTTTAGTTGACATCTCCCACTCATTTTGAGTTTTTTCTTTAATATCATTATCAGTGTACATTACTTTACCACACACCTTTTCAAGATCATCTAAAGTAGCTTCAAAATAATGGCCATGAAAGCGAGTATCTTCTAAGCTGTAGTTTTCTAATCTTTTTATCATCTTATATTAATGTTTAGTATATTATAATAATAACAAACTTTCTCTCATTCTGAAAGATTAGTATGGCATTTCTATATTTTTGTTTTCCTCGGCTTTAAATTTTTCTACCAGCTTTCTACAGATAACTTTTAATTCTTTAGAGAATTCACCTTTATCAATAATCCAATCAATATACCTAGCATCCATTTCAAACACTTCTTTAAAAGGCTTACCTTTATTTTTACCAAAATTGAATACAATAGTTCTCTTTCCGTTTACTTCATCAAATTTTAGCTTACCTCCTAAATCTACCTGATCTGCTCTACGAGTATTTACTGTTTTATCAATTTCTTCAGCAGTCTGTGGCATTTCATAAACTTCTCTCTGTTTTTGAAATATTTCCATTGTAGCTCTAACATCTGCTTCAGCTCTATGTGCACCTTCTAAAGATTTTCCTGTATACTTTTTATAAGCATTAGTTAAATCTCTCTTTTCATAATTACTGTAAATAAGGAAAGGGTCCATTACGGCTCTACTTCTGTGGTTAAATACAATACCACATCTCATAAACTCTTCACATAAGAAAGGTACATCAAAGAATAATGCATTATATCCTCCTAGATCACAATCGCCTATAAAATCGTTTATTTCAGATGCTATCATTTCAAAGGTAGGTTTATTCTTTAGCATCTCTATTGAAATTCCATGTTTATCTTCAGCTTCGGCTCGCATCTGAACATTACCTGGATTAACTAATTGATGATAAGTGTCAATTTCATTTCCATCAAAATCAGTCTTTATCATACAGATTTCAATTATGCGGTCGGCTGAGGTACTTATTCCTGTGGTTTCTAAATCAAACCAAACTATATTTTTCTTCATACTATTCTATTTAACTTTAACTGTTATTAAATATTATATAGCTGAAATAAGAGATAGTTTTAAGAATCGGTAATGATTATATTATGAATAACCTCATCTTTTTCTATTTGTTCAATTAATTGTATACCTTCTATTACATGACCAAATGTAGTATGATGTTTATCTAATCTTTTAGTATTCCATCTACCTAAACAAATAAAAAACGCCCCCATTGATGTATGTTCTTGGCTAGCATTGGCTGCACTTAATACACCGTATGCATGAAAATTATTATCTTTAGTTCTACGTGGAGGTTGGTGTTCATCCCACATATAAGAATGTGGTTTATTATCTGGTCTTGGGTTAGGACCAGCTTGAATTATAAAGTTAGGAACTACTCTACCAAATTTAATTTCTTTAAATAATCCATTATTGGCATTATCTATAAATCTTCTAACTTGTATAGGAGCTTCTTCATAAAGACGAAACTTAATATCGCCTCTATCCATTTTAAAAATTGCGTATTTCATAAAAATTAACGATTAGGATCTTCAACTGTAATAGTAGCAGTTGCAAGAGCAGTTTTCATTTGATTAGGTAATGCACCTATAGTTCTATTAAGATTATTAAGAGTACTAGTTAATGCTTTATTTCCACCACTGCTAGATGATTTAGGTTCAGACTTACCAAATACCTTATCTTTAATTGCTCCAACGACACCACCATCGCTACCTCCAGTATCTGCAACCATTATATCTCGGATATCTTCAACTGCTCGAGCTAGAGCACGATATGCTCCTCTGTTAGAAGATAAATCAGATGCACTGTTAAATAAGTTACCGAATGATACTGCTTTATCAACATCTATTTTATTAATTGAATCAGCTATTTTAGAAATACCATCAGCAGCTTTATCTAATTGTCCTTTTTCTGCTACATCTCCTAAAGTTACAATAAAGGATTTAAAATCATCTAACTCTTCAGACATTTCAGGGTTAGCTGTATAAAGATCACTGAACGCTGTTCCTATAGAAGTTAATAATTTACCTACAGATGTAGCAACTGCTTCTGGTTGAAAGTCACCACTAAAAGATTTGAGTCCTTCGGCAATATCAGTTAATGCAGCACCAGCCCCATCAACAGCTTCAATACCTTTTTGTATTTTATTTTCATCCCATTTAATCATGCCAAAGAAAGCTGAATCACTTTCTTCATTTTCAGATCCACCGATAGAAGCAAATGCATCACCAACTAAACCTAAAGTTACTTTGATTTTTCCAGCCACCTCTTCTACGTTTTCTATACCGGAGAATGTAGATAATGCATTAGCAATTTTTTCTAATTCAGTTCCTGCTCCTTGTACTGATTGTATACCTTCTTGTACTTTATTCTTCTTAATTCCTAATAAACTTCCCCAAAAACCACCAGCCTGTACATTACCTTGTTCTGCAACGGCTGAAAATGCTTCTTGTACAAAACCAACTGATTTAGATATAGCAGCTCCGACCGCATCAAAGTCTACTTTAGATTCAACTAATTTTTGAAATTCAGTTAAACCTATTGCAATATCTTTTAACGCAGCACCTGCACCTTGCACCGCACTTAAACCTTCAGCAACTTTATTCTTCTTAATTCCAAATAATGAATTAAAGAATCCACCTGCTTCAACATTACCTTCATCAGCAACAGCAGCAAATGCTCTTTGTATAAATCCTACCGTTAATTCTATTTGTTGACCAACATATTCAAAATCAACATCCTTTTCTACTAATTTAGAAAATGCCGTTAAACCTTCAGCAATACTAGTTAATGCTTTACCTGCACCCATCACTGAATCAATACCTCTTTTTGTTGCATTAGGACTAAATGCATTTCCAAAGACAGCACCAAATAAACCTGTTGGTGTTGCAGGTTCACCACCTGCTTGTGCAAACGCTGTTGTTATACCAGATAAAACTCCAGTTAATCTTAAACTGTCATTATCAGTCCAATCTAATTTTTGATAATCTTTTAATCCTACAGATAATTTTGAAAGAGCAACACCAGCAGCAGCAAAACCTGCGGCAGCAGCAATCATCTTAACTGAATCAACTGCTCCAGTTAAAGCTCCACCTATACTCTTAAAGAATCCACCTATACCACCTTTACCAGGAGGTCCTATAAATGCTGCTTTTACACCAGCTAATGTTGTTGTTAATTTAAGAGCATCTTTTTCTGTAAAATCTACTTTTTGAATAGCTGCTAACCCTGGAGCTAGTAAGAGTAAAGCTCCACCTATTGCAGCAAATGCAGCTGCACCTGGAATAATAAATAATGCGCCTAATCCTGCTGCTGCAAATTCTAAACCTAACATTAATAATAATGCACCTTGTACACCGACATCCTCCAGTGTTGTATCTTTAGTAGCAAAAGCAAATGGTATATAACCTAAACCAAATACAAATAAACCTATTCCCATTGCTGCCATTGAAGCTGCACCTTGAATAATCAAACTAAATAGAGATCCTAATATTGCTGTGGCTATTCCTATACCTACTAAAACTCCAGCCTGTAATAATAAACTTTCTAATGTTGGAGCAGTTGCAGCAACTGTTAATGCAAATACGGCATATCCTAAACCAAAGACAGCTAACCCAAGTCCCATTACTGCCAATGCCACAGATCCTTTCTTAATAGTTTTATCTACTAATCCTAAAACGGCTACGGCTCCACCTATTAATAATAAAGTTCCAACCATTCCCATCATTAATACTGGACCACCCATTAATACTAAAGCTGTTACTAGAGCAAACGCAGCTAGTCCTAATGCAAACTTAGCTATAGAAGTTCCCATTTGTTCTAATGCTTCTCCACCTGATTGTATGGTCTTAGCTCCCATTCCTAATAACAAAAATAATGGCACAGTTAGAGCAGTGGCTAAATATAACATTGGAATACCTATAGCGGCAGGTATTAATAAAAGAGCAGCTAATGCTAATGACTTTGCAAAATTAAATATAGAATCACCCATTAACATTAAAGTGGCAGTTCCTTCTGACATCTTTTTAGGATCTGAATCTGCCCACATCTCTATCTGATTTCTGACAAAATCATTAAATTTGTTAACGGTCTTTACAGGTACTAACATAAATAACAATAAACCTTTAGCCATACTTATTGTCCCAGCACCTAACATTTCAAATGCACTAGCTCCTTCTGCAAAAGCAGATTTAGAACCTTTACCTCCACCACCTCCACCAAATAAAGTAGCAAGTCCTCCACCACCTTTCTTTCTCATTAACTGAGTTTGTAATTGAAGTTCTGCTAATATAGCAGTCTGAATAGAATCCATAAAGGCATCTGGTGCACTTAAGGTTGCAGTTAATGCATTTATAGAATCACTAGTTTTATCTGAAGTAGCTTGGTTAGTTTGTACACTCGTAGCTAAAGCTAACGTTAAGTTATCTAAAGACTCAGCAGAAGACTCGGTCGCTGCTTGGATCTTTGTTAATGGATCCATTAAATCTTTTAGTGTTACCGCTGCCAATTGTTAGATTTTATTTTTATAGTTTAGGCATTTTAATTGCAGGCATCCTAGGAGCTTTATATTGACTCATATTCTTAGATGCTTGTCTTTGCATACCTGATACATTATATTTATCTTCTGCATCTTTAGTATTTTGTTGCTCTTGTTTATTACGCTCTTTTAATAGATCATTATAAATTTCTAGAGTATACTCATACTCATAAAAAGGTAGCAAATCCAGCTCGGTAGGCTGGAGATGCAACTTTTCTAATAATAAAACTCTAACTTTATAAAAGTTCAGAAGAGATATCTGGAATAATGAAGAGAGCCTTGATGCCGCCGGGAAACGTCAGCGGAACGGTGACCTCCTCACCGCAGCTTTTACATGGGAATCCCATTTCAGGTTTAACACCAACTTTCATATCTTCAGCTAATCTATATACAATTGTATATTTAGTAGCATCCCAACCTTGAAAGGATGTAATCTTTGCAAAAATATCTTTTTCATTCCATCCTCTCCACTCTCTTTGTAGATAAGGCAAGATAGCTAATGTAGATTTATCCCAACTCTGGTTTTTCTCTTCTCTATCTCTGATATATTCAGTTATGGCCCTCATAACACCGATAGTAGGTGGTGCCATTTTTATTTCACCATAACTCTTTGTAGTTATAGTATAACATTTATCTGCTGGATCATAGTATTTTTCGATGGACTCTACTACATTATTAAATTGTAGATTCTCAGTTCTTAACTCCACTGATTCTTGTGATTTGCACTGTGAAGTTTTACAAGATTTTTTACCTACTGGCATCATTAATGTTTGTTCACCTGTTTTAAATGTTAATTCTCTAATTGCTAAAATTAAATAAATTCTATCTTCCTCTAAAATATCTTTATAAGATCCTCTTTGATTACCATACATTATTTTAGTACATGATAAAACTATGTTGTTTAATCCATCATCTACTTCTTTTAGGTTATTTTCATCTAATGTAGAGAATGCTCTAATTTCAGCAACCTTTGCAGCTCTAATATGAATTTCAAAATCATCTCTATAGAATGCTCCACCTGATGGAAATTGATTTAAATCTAACTTAGTATAACCTACTAATGAATTTAATCTTTTTATTTCTGGATCATCTGGGGATGTATGATCCATTTGTCTTTGTACATCTACCTTTCCTAAATCTTTAACAGTTTCTTTAGGAGTTTCTGTAGCCTCTACTGCAATTCCTTCGGCAGCAGCAAATTCCTTTTTAATATTTTCTTCGTGCTCTTTTGACATTTTTTAATTGTTTTTTATTAATTGTTTTTCAATTTTATTTTCATCAACGATATGTTCTACTATTAATTGTCTTACATATCTAGAAATGGCTACAGGTTTTGTACCGTTTTCCATTGATTTTTGTATAATTATTGTATTTAGACTATCTTCGTCTTCAGGTGTTAGTAAAACCTGTAATTTTTTAGTAAGTCTTTTTTTCTGAGGAACTAATTCTTGTACTGTTTCATTAAAACCATATTTAGGATTATCGGATTTGTATTTATTAATCCAATATTCAACTCTTTTTAAAACATCACTTAAAGATTCATCATTATCAAAAACTTCTAATACTTCTCTTTTAAAAGCTTTAGTACCAAAATCTTTAACTGCTCTTTTGATGTATTTACCAGTTCCGTAGTTATTAGGATTATCATTTACCGAATATCCTACATAAACTTTGTTTGTTTTGTTCTGTTGTAGTTTATAGATTATCATTTCTATATTATATATTTTATATTATATATTAGAGTGAGGACAAAAAAACTGGGAATATTTTACTAATCCCAGTTTTTAATAGTTTTATGCTCCTACGTTCTCTTCAACCCAGTGATCACAACGATAAGTCATTGTTAATTCAGCAGGATCTTGAGTTTCATAATTCAATTCATCCACAAAATCAGGTTGTCCAGTTGGGAATACATCTTTAAATGTAATCTTTCTGAAAATATCACCTGCTCTGTTATATTGAACTACAATCATACTTCCTACATAATCTTTCTTTAACCCCATTTCACCTGTTAATGGATCATAGATTAAATTATTCCAATTACGGAAAGTATTGTAGATGTAGTTTTCGTTAGCTTCATTCAAGTTAAGACTGAAGTTAAGAGTTAAATCAACAAACGTCTGTGCTGGCATACCTGCATAAGATCTATCAGCAAACTTGTATTTTTGATTTACGGCATCAATTGATGGATTTAAGTTATTTAAACCTCCAATAGACTTTACTTGCTCTAGGATTAAACCCGTATCATCCCCTAGTGGTGAAAATACAGTCACCTCAAATAGGTTAGGCTGAATAGGTTCATACCTTTGGCTACTGGCCCTTGATTGGGTATAATGTGGTAGTGGCATATTTTATTTGTTTTTTTATATATTCGTCTTCTTTATCTTCTTATTGGAAGTTTCCTGAACTAATTGCTCCAGTTCTTAAAATAGTTGTTCTTTGTACTAAAATTTCCATTCCTCTTACTGGTTCAATATATGTATCTAGGATACCTACATTTTGATCAATGACCTCTGGTGTGTTATTAGTTTCATCCATTATATTTCTAAAATCAAATACACCATCATCATTTTGAACAGTTGCTAAGAAGTTATCAGCTAATGTTTTTATTTCTAACCTTGTTTGAGCTGTATTAAATTCAAATAAGTAGTTTTTCAAAATTGCTTCTATACCATCTTGGATATAAATTACAACCTCTCTAACATTAATTGAGCTTAATGCAGATTTCGGAACCTGTTGTGCAGTTTTATTTGCAAAGATAGTTGGCCCTGTTCCACTTTGGAATACAATTGGATTGATTCCAAATGGCTCTAAGAAGAAACGATCTTCTTGATCAAGATTAATTTCTAATCCTACAACTCCATTTCCGCCTATTACTCCACGTCTTACACCTGCCACGATTGACCAAGGTAATGCGTTTTCATATTTAAGAATAAAGTTATTTGATACATTTGCAGCAGGAGGAACACTTATGTTCTTTCCTAAATCTCTAACAGTTAAGAATGGATAATAATATCCACCAAATGAACCTCCGCTTGTTGCAGAAGGTAATGAGAATCTAACTGTTGGATTCAATGCAAGGTTTCCACCTTCAGATATAAACTTAGATGATAAACCGCCAATTGCATCTGTAAAGCTTGGGTTTGTATTTTTCTTAAAGTCTTTAGCCGATGGAGCATTAACGATAGCAAATGCATTTTTTCTACTCATACATAAATTTGTATAAATAGCTTTACAATTTGCCTCAATTCCATTTCCAAATGTATCTACTACATAACGGAAGTTAATTGTTTCTCTATCAATTAAAGCTTTAAATAAATTTGTTCCACCTAAAATTGGACTTAAACATTTATTCTGTCTAGAATTTGTTCCATCTGGTACATGTTTAGTTGCATCTAATGCAAATCCAGGTAATTCAAATACATTAAGGTAATCTACCCATGAATCAATTGGATAATAAACCTCTATAGTTTTTATAGCACCTTGTGAAGTTACACTTATTTCAGATTGGCATGTTACTTTCATTGCAGTTGTCCCAGCTGGAATAATTGGATATTCTGTTGGTGTTAATCCACCTTCTACAACATTAATTCTGGTTAATCTTGAAGGTCCGTTTACACCACCTTCATCATGTACCATATAATTTCCTACTACTATATCAGCAGCTTCTGGTGAATTTGTTGCTATAAGAATTTCATTTGGTTTAAGAGTTGGTTCATTTAATGAATCTCCTATAATATCTACAGTTAGGTTAAGAGCACCTTTTAAAGTTTGTACACCAAATACATTTGGTCCAAATAATAATGGATTTAATGCAGTACTATCAGATTTTTCAAATTGACCTGCTCCATCAATAGTAAATTCAGCTTGTGGAGTTAGATTTGTATATGAATCTTCTTGATAAGGTGTTACCCTTACTGCTGGTAAATAATAATTATTATCAGAAATTGGTAATTTATTATTAGCAGTAGTTGCACCTGGTCCATCAATAATCCATCCAAAATCTATAGCATTCATTGCTAAGAATGAAGTATATTGACCTAATGCATCTTTATAAACTGCCTCATCACCATCAGTTAATGTACCGTTAGCAAATTGAGCCTGTAATAATGTTCCATAAGAACCGATAATTCCAGCAGCTCCACCGCTTGGATTTTCATTTCTTACAAATCCAAAGTCAGCTTCATTTATAAATGTATAACTCGCAGCTGCTCCAGTTGGAAAGTTAGCTGCAACAGGATTACCTGCATCTGATAACAATACAGTTACAGTATTACCTGAAGTTTGAACAGATGTTACTGGAACCCATTCCAAAGCAACAGGATCTAATATAAACGTTCCTACTAGTGTAGAAGTATTTGCTCTCATACCTGAAAAAGCATCCCATATAGCATCTTTAGGTGTATTAGCATTAACCACTTGTATTTGAATTCCTCCACCTGTTGGGGCTCCTACTGTAATAGTACTTGTATCATTTACTACAGTTGTAGAAATTCCTTGAGTTCTATCATAAGCTAAATCAGAAACAATTGATCCACTGTATGATAAGAAGTTAACATCATCTTGAATTGAATTAGCTTGTGTCCACTCAATATTATGTCCTATCATATCAATTCCACCTTGTACACCGTCAATTAATGTATCACCATCGAATAAATCTTCATTCACTGTAACAAATATTCCAGTAGAAGCAGTTTCAGCATTAACTAATTTTTCAACAAAAAGATTATTACCTAATAAATCTACAAAATCAGGAAGTAAACATGCAGTATAAGTTGCTTGTAATGTTACTTCTGTTTCATTAAAGAATTCTTGTAATAACGTATCAGTAGAATCTGATGCAAATTTCTTTCTTAATAAACCTTGTGTTGGTGAAAAATACTTTTGAAAGATTGGATCAGATGCAAATCTTGAATAAGGAGTAGTTGTACCGAAGTCTCCACCAAAATTACCATCTATTACAAATATATCTACAAAGAAGTCAGAAATTAAACTATCTTTATTTAAATACCCAGGTACATTTGCTGCACCATACCATTCTTCAACAGTTACTTGGAAAGGTAATACATTTTGAGCAGCAGATTTTTTAACAATTACTGATTTTGGATTCTGTCCTAAGTTTGTAATATCTAATAAATCATTTACAGTTAATGCACTTAACTGAGTAGTATCAGCACCAACATTAGTTAAAAAGTCGTCTGTTGATGGAAACCAGAATTTATCTCTATTATAAAATCTTGCATATTCATAATCAGCACCAATATTTGATTGTGCTTCTGGTGTTGCAGCAGTTGCAAAACGAAGAGCGTTAACTTTATCTTCTGCATCTAATGCTAATAAATTAAGAGCAAGAATAGGTCCTCTTTCAAGAGCTGATAAACAGCTTCTGTGGAAAAAAGAATCTTTTCTTTCTAAATTTCTATCTATATCACCGTATACTTGCTTAAAGAAAGCAGTATCGGGAACAAAGACGGGTGTATTGAACGGGCCTGTCTTAGAAAAACCGACCACCAGTCGAGTTTGATTTGCTGGAATACTTACAACTTGACTTTTATCAAATTCAAACCTGTATGTTCCTGCAGCCTTAAGAGAAGCTATTTTTGGATCTAGTGCCATCTTATAATATATTTTTTTTGTTTATTTGTTTTTTTATATATCTACCAAGTATCCACTTTTTATACTAAGTCATAGATATCAAAATTTAGATTCCCACCCTTTGAATCTTTTTCTAGAATTTCATCTATCTTATTTTGAATTGAAGGATCTATCTCATCATAAATCTCTTCAACAAAATCTGAAAAATCTAATGTTGTGAAGAACTCAGAACTATTTATACAAGTCATAATTAAATCATCATTACCTAATTGGCCTGCATATGAACCATTTGGAAGTTTACCAAATGTTGAAGATTCTTTTACAGTATCTTTATCATAGATGCTTATTTTATTCTGAGCAATATATTTTTTAAAATTTTGACAAAATATAGGTTTATTATCTTTCTTTACTTTTAAACCAAATCGTTTTGTTTTAGCATCAACTCTATGTTTAAATTTTACAACCGATTCTTCGTCAAATTGATTTCTTTGTGGAAATACAGTTTCTAATCTTTTAATTAATTCACCACCAAACATATTCCATTCAATTATTAATTTTACATTTTCTGAATAAAACAAATCAAACCCTAAAATATAAAGAGCTTTTGCAAATTCCTCAATGGTATGGGAATTACTTCTAAACCTTCCTATTTGTTTAATTCCGAAAAAATCAACAAAGCTTCCAGGCGTGGTTACACCCTTCCAATCTTTTTCATCAAGCATTTTTATTTGAAAAATGTTAATAACAGAATAATCACCACCTGTACCTTCAGCAATATCTACAGAGAAAACCCAGTAATTATAATCTTCTTCAACTTCATCCAAATTAAATTTAGGATGCCATAACAAACCAGAATAATCAATCTCAGCTTCTTCAAATAATGGAATTTCTTGATGCACAAATTCTACTTGACCTTTAGTTAACTTCTGTAAACTAGCTGCACTTAATAATAATGAAGAATTTGCAATAAACTGATTTCCGTATTGTCTGTTAAATGCTTCATCACTCCCTAAGTTAGCAACCTCTTGTTGCATCCAAGCATCGTCTCTACCAGGTACATCCCACCAGTCAACCCGGAAAGGTGTATATTCACTAAGTCCTTTTTCTGCTGCTGTGTAAATGTCATAAAATTTATTAAAGCCATTAGGAGTACTTGTTATAATAACTTTAGAGTTTTGTGAAGCGGATACCGTTGGATACACGTTTTCATAAAAAGTATTTACAAAGTTTGCAGGTATGTGAGCAAACTCATCCATGAATAATAAATGAATAGTAAAACCAATTGCTGCTTTCTTTGTAGTTGTCTGACCAATTATTCTACAACCATTATCAAACTTAGAATTAAATACATCCCATTTTAATGTACCGGGCTTTAGAAAGAAAGGTAAGTGTTCTAATATGGTTTTACCTTTATCAATAATTTCCCTCGTCGTAGCACCTTTATTTGACAGTATTAAAGAGTTCTTATCAAAGTTAAATACAGAATACCATGCGATAAAAATTGAAGAGCATATAGTTTTACCTACTTGCCTACTTGCTAAACAAACATTAAATCTTTCTGCTTGAAACTGCCTTAGCATTTCTTCTTGGTATGGCCTAAGAGAAATAGTTTGCAGTCCTTCATCTGTCATTACTGTACAATAAGTATTTGCAAAATATACAATGTCAGTTGCGCATTTTTTAATTTCCTTTAATTCTTCAGCAGTATAATTAAATACAATGTTACCTTTTCTTAAATTAGGATTACCTTCATAAAACGGGGTTGACTTTGGTTTATAACCTTCATCTAATGCAAGCATAAGTTGTTCTACTTTATCACTAGTCCATGCAAAAGATTCTGCACCCTTAGATACTTTAAATTCAAATCCTGCTGATTCTGCTTGAGGTCTAGGCATTTTCTTCTATAACGGCAATAATTTGATTTATATGAATTACTTCAAATTCTGTATCATTTAAAGTAACCATTGTTCCTTTGCCCATATTTTTTAATATAACATCGCCAGCTTTTAAATGTTCAGCACCACCAGCATTAATTACTTTTGCTTTACGATTATGCTTTTCTACAGGAATTATTATTCCTGACGCTGTTGTTGTTTCGTGTTGTTCGATTTCCTGAATTAACAGATAATCATTCTTCATTTTCATTTCCATCGACATCTTGTATATCTTCTTCTTTGATTGTGTCTTGTAAAGCTCTCATTAAATCTTTTGTTCCACGAGATTTAATACCACTTTGTTTATTGGATGTTGAACCTTCAGTATTATGATAAACATCTACATCACGTGATATCTTTTTAGCATTTTCTTCTATAGCCACCATATACATAGTTTGACTTTTAATTATATCTAGAAGAGTTCTTTGTAAATCACTAAGTACTTCAAACATTCTAGGTGATACATCACCTTCATGAATCGTTTCCATTAACAAAGTAATTGCAGTTTCACTATTTTGCATTTGTCTTATTAACATAGATAGTGCTGATTCATCTAAAGCAGCCTTAGCTCTAATGTATTCGTGTTCTGCAATTATATCTTCACTTAAATAAAAAGTTAGTAAACTATTCATTACAGATTCAGCCTTATTTTTAGCTTTAACTAAGGCGGCACTCTGTCCACTATCTACTCTTACTGGTTGTAGCTCTTCAGAATTATTTTGTAAACCTTCTACTTCATCTGGTAGATCATTTAATAAATCTCCTAGGCTATCACGAAATTTTTCTTTCGATGATTCTTTCATTATACTGTAAATTTATAATATATATTCCAAGTTATCTTGGGTTAGTAACTGTAGGGAGTAATAATTCAGGTGAAGCATTATCTAATACTAAAGCCAAATGAGAATCCTTTACTACATATTGACTTAAGATTAATTCTTGCAATTCTTCTTCTATTGGTTCACTCCATATTCTGATATTAGTTAAATCAGTTTCACACCCTAATAATTTCCATGCATAATCATTAGGTATTTCTATATCCGGAACAGTTTGAGTATTTGTATATATGTTGGTTAGGTCAGCTGTTCTATCAGGATTAATAGATCCTGTTATTTCTGGTGTATTGTATAAAAATAATGATAGTTGCTTAGCTATATTGTTTAAATTAATTACTGCTGCATACCACTCCCCTTTTAGTAAAGTTATTGACTTTTTAGATAAATCATATTTATAGTAAACATTACCAAGTTTAATGATAAACCAATTTATTGTAAATATAAATTCTACAGGAGTTACATTCCCATTATCAGTACCATATTGTATAAATGAATTACTTACTTCTTTATTAAATTTAGCAGTGTTAGTTATAGTATCATCAACATAAGGAATATCTAAAGTCAAAGTATTAGTTGGCATATCAACACTTTTTACTTTTTGAATTCCATTATAAGAATTAGTTCCTCTTATAGCAATCCAATCACCTGCTTTTATTTCATCAACACCTAACGGAAGACCTGATGTAGTTAACATAGGATAACTAGCATTATTACTTATTTGTGTTATTAAAACATTTTTTCCTATAGGCTTTTTATATACTGGTCTAAACCAAAATGTAAAGGCTCTATTATCATTACTAGTCCAACCTTCTTTATATCTGTATTTAACCCCTAAAGTTTTATCTGCTAATGTACCTAGCGCATAATGATATTTAGAAATAATAGTCCACTGATTATAAACATTTTCTTCTGTAATAGTCATCTTTTTATTTAAAGACCTTCTTACATAATCATTTGCTTGACTACCTATTGTGTTATATTCATTAGGTTTTCTAACATCCTTAAATTCATTTTCTCTTTCAACCCTGAACTTTTCTTCAACATTAGAAACTAATGATTCTGTTGATGCTTCAGCTGCTAAACCTTCAGGAGTATTTTCATATCCAACATTTGTTCTTTGTTGATAAGTAACTAAACTTACTCTCCAATAAGAACCCGTGTACATAAAGTCGTCAGCTTCTGCTATTGCATCTACTTCGTACATTCTATTCATAAATTGTTTAAAATATAAATAGTCTCTCATCTGAGGTTTAGATCCAATACCAAAGACAGCTTCAAATGCAGATTTTACAATATGAATTTCAAATTGAACAGGAAAATCCATCATTAATGGATTAAAGTTTATATCTCGTGTTGGTAATTCATTATCAGGAATCATGATTTTTATTTCACCTTCCTTAATAACATCAAATAAAGAATATTCTTTTAAGATAACATCCCTACTTCTTTGGTCAGCTTTAGTTTTATAATAATCAACACAAAATCCAAATAAATTGCTAGCCATTGCTGAAAGTTGAGTATACATTTGACCAGCCCGAGATATATCATAAGGATTCCACCCACCACTACAACAATCGAATGCTAAGTTTAAAGCTCCTGAACAACCATCCGCACCTTCACAATTAATTTGTGGTATTTTACAAATTACACCACCGTCAGTTAATATCTCTAATGCAATAGAATTAAAAGTTAATGTACAATCACCTTGTTGTGTATACCTATATTGAATCCAAAAAGGTTTAGCAGGATCTAAAACTAAAGATTGTAAATTAACATCAGTTAAAGGAACCCAATCCGAATAAGTCACACCATCAATACCCCACCTAAAATCTTTATTATAAAAACAAGATGTAGATTCTCCAGTAATAGAATCAGTAAATCCTGTAACTTCTACTACATTTTCATAAGGTGTTTTTAAACTAACTAATAACTGGTCGCCATTAGCATTCGTAGTGGATCCTGTTACTGCCATATTATGAATTTATTTGTTGATCTCCTCCAATAGGTTTTTTCTTTCCAAAAATCTTATCAGCAGAAGCCAATCCTAAACCACCAATACATATTGCCGCCACCGCATTAACAAGGGTAGGTTCTACTGGTGTTTCGGTATAAAGATTAATGAATAATGCCGCACATAAAGATAAACCTGCAACAATACCAATAAATCTTTTTGAAGACGGAGTACCTTTTTCATCTTTTAAAAGGCCGCTTATCCAACTAATGATCTTTTTCATATACAAACATATTTTGTTTATATATTCATGTTCTAATACGGTGTATAGTCAGTCTTAACTAAAAGTATTGGATCATCTTCTTCTATTTTAGGATCTACAGAAGTTATAATATCAAAAGCATCAAAAACTTGTGCTTCATCCATTTCTGAGAGTATATCAAATAAAACAGTGGCTTTAATATAAAAATAAGGAATTCTTTCAAGATACTTATTTTTCATAATTCCTACGGCCATAAATCTCTTATTAAATGTATCTAATTGTACTCTATCTAAAATTTGAGTTAAATCAAACATACCTTCAATAATATTAAAATGAAAACTTACAATTTCTCTACCACCATCAACCTTAACTAATCTCGAAAATATTTTTTCATCTGATATCTTAAATGTGATTTTATTAAGATTAGGTAATCTATTAATTATAGATTGCAAAAAGAAAATAGAGTTAGGTTTAAAATTAGGATTAGGTAATAAATCCTGGCCAATAGTTTTCTTTAATTCAGCTCTTAAAAATGCGGAAGAATTTATGGCATTCTGGAATCCTTCTAAAGATACAATAAATTCATTCTTCTTTTTGGATTCATTTCGGCATTCCTTTTTTACTTTAGAAATAATTAAGTTATCAACATAATCATTCTTATACAGAGTAAATGCAATATGGGTTGGTATTTCTAATTCAAATCTATTATCAACTAACATCATTACTCATCTGTTTTTCTAATACGTTTATTGCATTTTTAATTTCAGATGGCATATGTTTCATTGCTTCATTAAAATCACGTTTACCTATTTCATTAATCTTTAAATACATTTCTAACGCCTTAGGATTAGGATCCCATTTTTTTACTTTTTTAGAAGCTTTTGTTTTTGTATAAATAAAACCAGGTACTCTATTAAATTTTGATGCAACCATTCTCCATGCCTCTGCTTGACCTATAGGATCAATCTTTAATGCATTAAACATATTGGCTTGAATAGGAAATTTTATACTCATAAATCTATTTGTCATAAAAGAATTTTTAGATTTATCATATCCTTTTAATTTGTCCCATTGCTGGTCTCGGCCAAATAAGACCTTTATGTAATCAAATAATTTCATTACCTTTTATTATTTATATGACTTATGGATAGGTTTGTTTTCTATTTTAGAAAATTTTACCTTTCGTTTTCTTATTAGTTATAAATGAGAAGTCGTTACTATCTTCATCTTTTTCGCCTTTAAAGATAGCAGATTTAATTGCGGTATTATCATCTGCATCATATTTTGTTCCAGCAACTAATTTTTTCATTGTAGAAACATTAGGCAAAACCAATTCATTAATATTTATTTGAGATTCTACTGACTGAAACATTTCATCTAATATACCTTCTGGAATAGTATGAGAACTAAGAACCATAAGATTAACGTTTGATTTAAGATTAGAAATAATTTGCTCTCTACTCATATGTTTAGCCTTCATATGTCTAATTAGTATATTAGCTAAATCAGTAATGTAACCATCATCATATAAATACATATGAGATAAGGAACCATGCTTTTCTTTAAATTCACTAATAATAGATGTTGCTTTACCTTCACTTATACCATATCTCCTAGTTTTATTATTCTTGGTTAAAGTATACCAATAAGCAGGAGGTACATTATCACCAGAGTCACCTGTTAAGACCTTGCGGAAACGGAACTCTTCAGGGTCTACTTCTACAACTGAAACTTTCTTTTTAGAAATAACTGATGAAAGTAGTTTTTTGGATTGTGCCTCTGGTGATGATGATACCTTAAGTACATCAAATAGGTCTGTTGACTCTTCTTTTGATTCCTCAGTTAGCCATTCAGAAAAACCTTGATAAGTATATAATTTTTTATGAGCAGGTGAAAATAGAATAGTATGAGTATTATTACTTTGACTTTTATTTACTAATTGAACTAAATCTCTGTCACCAGTAAACATAATTACTGATTTGTTATTTGCCAAACATTCAGTATTCCAAGCATACATTAAATCATCACCTTCTGCTCCGTCTACTTTAGAATAAATAACTCCTTGTTTAATAAGTAATTGTGTAAACTCTTCAGTAACCTTAGAAAAGTTTGCCCAGTTAATTGAACTGTCTTGTTTACGATTACCTTTATATTCTGCCTCTGGATAAAAATCTTTTCTCCATGATCTTGAATCAATGGTCCATACAACCTTATCAATAAGACCTTCGAATAATCTGATTTGATATGCAAAGTCAGTTGCAAGCTTTCTCATAAATACATTAGCATCTTCTTCAGTGCCAAGCATTTCAGCCTTTTTAGATTTTCTAGGTAAAACATATAATGTTCTAAAAAGAAAATAGTTACCGTCAATTACAAAAGTATGCCTTCCTGTTTTTCTCATAATAATCTATTTAATATAATTATAACAAAATTTAGTTTAAACTGAAAGATTGTTTTAAGACAGTTTCCTCACATTCCTCTTTTGTTAATTTATTTTGTCTTAAGATGTAATATCTTCTAACTGCTTGTCCTAATTGATAATCATTAGGAAATTTCTTTATTAATTTTTCTAAAAATTGTGCTCTCATACGCCATTTAATATTGATTGCAGTTCATAAATACATGCAAGCATAGATACTGCAGGATCAATTACTTGTTGTCTTTGTGCTTGATATTTTGCTACTGTTACTACCACCTGAGGTATAAATTGAATATATGATTGTCTTTCTTGTTGAATAAACTCAATAAATTCTGCACCTAATGAAGATAGAACATCATCGGTTCTATTTGCATAATTTGATAACATATATTGATAATTCTTTACAGGATCTGTACCATCTATAACTAAATCATAAATATCTTTATAGACAGAACTAAATTGTTTAATATCCTCAACGGTTATTGTATCTTTTCCTTGTGATTGAAAACCTTGAAGTTGATTTAACATATTTCTTAAATCAGGAAATTTTCTTTTTACTAATTCAACAGCTGCATGTTTATCAATACTAATACCTTCATCTTTACATATTTTAAGAATCCTCATAATGTAACTTTTCATTATTTCAGTTTCTTCTTCCTTTGAAAAATCAAAATCAATCATTTCAAATCTAGACTGAATAGGATCTGGTACTTTATTAATATAATTACATGTTGCAATAAATCTTGCATTTACTGCAAATTGATCCATTGTTGCTCTTAATGCTTTAAAGAATTGATCTGATACTCCATCAATCTCATCAAGGATAATAACTTTCATTTTTCCTGGCTCATCCATTATTGAACGGTTAGCACAGAAGTCAGTTATTCTATTTCTTACAATATCAACTGAGGTATCTGTTGATGCATTAATATAAAGATAAGGATGTTTGAAATGTTTAACTAATACTTTAGCAGCTGAGGTTTTTCCTGTACCTGGACTACCATGTAATAATAAATGTTGATAAACTCCTTTACTTAATTTTTCACCTACTCTTTTAGGTGTTATCAAATCTTCTAATACTTTAGGTCGGTATTTCTCTGTAAGTAAAATGTTTTGTATGTTCCGCATAAATATGTTTATTTTTATATGTAAAAAAATAAGATTGTTTACACATTGAATAAATATTAAAATAGGTATTATTATGCAAAAAAGAAGAAGTGTTAGAAAAGTTATTCAAGAACCCATTTTTACTCAAAATGTTAGAACTAATATTCAAAGAAGGAATGATGAGAGGAGTGCTGTAAGGACTACTAATAATCAAGCAATTGCAGCAAACATTACAAAAATTCAACACTCTCTTAAAAATGCAGCAGAAGAAAAACCAAGAACAGTAAGATATTCTTATGTTCCTAAATTATTTCCTAACGAAACAATTTTTATAGTTGGAGGAGGTCCGTCATTAAAAGGTTTTGATTTTAGATCTTTATATGGAAAAAGAACAATTGCAATTAATAAAGCCTTAATTTATGTTACAGATCCAGATGTTGTATATTGGACCGATGGCAGATTCTACACATGGTTTAAGAATGAAGTAGATAGTTTTAAAGGTTTAAAATTTGCATTAAAACCTGGAAGTCAATATACATCCGACATTAAAATATTAAGAAAAGGAAAACCTTATGGATTAGAAATTGATCCTGAAACATTAGCTCATGGTTTTAATAGTGGGTATGCTGCAATTAATTTAGCATATCATTTAGGTGCAAAAAGAATTGTCTTACTAGGATTTGATATGGCAGAAGATGGAAAAGATACACATTTTCATGATGGCTATCCAACTAGATCATCTGGTGATAAAGTATATAAAGAAAAGTTTTTACCAGGATTTAAACAACTTTATGATGAATTGAAAGGAACTGGAGTAGAAGTAATTAATGCATCACCTAATAGCAGATTAAAAGTATTTCCTAAAATTACATTAAATCAGGCGGCTAGCCTTAGATGATCTTTTAGCATAAGTCATAAACTCTCTTTGTTCCTTTTTTAAGAGGTGTTTACAGTGTTTAGTAAATTTAATTGATGTATCTATAATTCTACCATCTACACTTTTGTTCCGTGAGTTATGAGCCTTAGAACATTTACTACAAACAAAATTTTCTACTTTCTTAGAGTCCATTCTAGATTTAATAGGAACTTTACATATTCCACAATTCCAATCAATAAGATCCGCATCTTTTTCTAATTCTTTAAGTGTGGTGAATGTTTCTCTGAAAGGATTCCAAATAGGTTTATTAACATTCTTTTCATGGCCATTCATATCCTCTACTTTAAATATAATTTCAAAAGCTTGAGTATCAGAATCTAACCATTTCATATGACGGTTATTTAAAAGCAATTTTTGCTTCAAAGGCGGTAAGTTTTCTAGAAGAATACCATACCGCCTTTTATACCATCCAAAGTTTATTTTACGAACTTTATACATAAGGTTTTAATTTAACAGCTACAACATGTACATTCACATGATTTACCACAGCCGCATATTTTACAATCACATTTCATATTAATAATTATTTTTACAGATTTGATCTTAATCTTGCAAATTTCTGAGAAACAGATTCTGCTACATATTCAAAAGATTCACTAGTTAAATTAGCTAACTTATCTTTTAAGCCATCTCTTTTCTTTTTAAGTTCAGCATAATCTTCATCAGCACCAGTTACTAATCTTTCTTGTTTAGTGATTTCCTTATTAATTTTATCCATTGCCTTTTCACCGTCTTCACCACCAGTACCTTTCTTTTCTTGTTCTTTTTTCTTATCTCCTAATTTAACCAAAGCTTCTTTAGCTTTTTTCTTAGTTTCTTGAGCAGCATCCATATTAGATTGAAAGTCCTTAATACCTTTTTCTAATTTTGCTGCTGCTTCTCCTTCATTATCATCTTTAGAATCAGATGAGGTATCTTCATAGTCAGCTAAAGCTTTACCTTGTTCAGCAGCCTTTTTAGATAATGCAGTTTGTTTAATTTTTAATTGTTTAGCTTCTTCACCATCAGCAGCCTTAAGTACTATCTTATTAGCAGCAAGATTAGATTTAGTTCTTGCCAATGCAGCAACCTTTTTTAAACCATCAGTTGTTGCTAAATCATTCATTCTTTGTGTAATAGCATCAGCCTGATCTTTAAGTGCAGCATTCTTAGCTTTATTTGCTTGGGCCAAAACTTCTTTTTGTTTAGCAGTCATACTAACTTTTCCTTTTGCCTTTTTCTTTGCAAAATCTACATCGTTAAGAGCTTGTGCTACTTTAGCCTTTTGATATTTCTTAGCATTGTTTTTAATCTTCTTCCATTTAATCGGATTCTTAACTGCATCTATTAATGCTTCATTAACAAATTGATCATATGTTTTTAATTTTACCATGATAGTTTAATTTTTTATCTTTTATTATATATCAATGATATTAAAACAAAAAAGCCACTCCGAAGAGTGGCTTTCTATATAAAGTATTAAACTATTATTAGATAATAGAACAACCAGTGAACGTAAAGTTCATTGTGTAATACATTAATTCAGGATTGAATCCAGCATCTACTAAAGCGAATCTAGATTTAACCGCGATTTTAGGAGCCATAGTTCCTTCTGCGATTGTTTCTACTGATTCAGCCATTAAGTAAGGCATGAATACTAAACCAGGTGAGTTACCATCACCTTTTCTTCCTACAGCGATTGTGTAGTCATTGAAGGCTCTGTTTGGATCAACATAAATTGTTACCCCAGCGATCGCACCGATTGGATATAAAGATCCACCAGCTTGATTAACTGTATTTGATAACGGATATGCAACGAATCCAGCAACTGATTGAAGAGCAGTAGCCATTTCTCCACCTGTTACAGCGAAAGTAGCTGGTCCTCTTCTACCTCTTGTAGCAATTAAGTTACTTGCAGCAAGAATCTTAGTGTAGATTCTTCTCTGTAAAGTACCTTGTACATTACCACCACCTAAAACGTTAGTCTGTGCAGCAGGAAGTCCGGCAGCATTGACGTTAGCGTTTGCAGTGTTGTTAGGTCCTAATGCAATTGCAGTAGTTGCACCACCTGCTTGGTCAAACTGTTGAGATAACTGTGTACCATTTACAGCCGCAACGTTTGCGTTGTTAGTTACACCGTTTCTAAAGATTCTGTCCAAGATGTACTTGTTGATTGACTGAGTCAATTCGTTTACTAATACAGCTTCTACTTGAGCTACTGCATCGATACCGAATTGCTTAAGGTCTTGTACTTGCTCTCTAGTCACAGCAGCAGCTACTTGGAAAGTATCAGCAGCAACAGACTTGTTGAATAAGCTAAGTCCCATAATGTTATCAACAGTTGATTCTCCAACACCTCTTAAGTAAGGATCAACACCATTCATACCAGCAAAACCACCAGCAGCAACTTGGCCAGCAGGATCGTTTACAGGTTGGAAAGCGTTACCAGAGAAACCAGTAATATGGTCTTCTAATGCTTTAACTAAACTTAAACCATTTGGAGTTGCAAAAGTACCTACAACGTTACCACCAGCTAATACAGCATTTAATGGATTTTGTAAGTTAGCAGCACCGTGGAAGTTACCACCGTCAACTATACAAGAGTATAATGGACTAGCAGCAGTTTCAGCACCTTGTTGGAAAGTAAAGCCTGTGTTATGAACACCAGCAGTACCAACACCACCTAAAGCAGATGTGTTAGCTCTTACTCTGAATATTGGGAATCCGTCAATTCTTGACAGTCCAACAAAAGTTAATTCGTAAGATCCAGCAGCAGTAGCAGTTGCAATAGCAGCAGCAGTATCTACATAGATAATATCATCTACAGCAAAAGTACCAGCAGCAAGAGTTGCATTTACTTTAATTAATAATGGAGCAGCTACAGTATCTAGGGCACCGTTTACAGGA